CTGTTGTTTACAAAACGAATTGTTCTATAGGGAATCGCAGTTGCACTTGGAAGAGTAATAGTATACGTTCCTGAACCACCTGTCCAATCAAAATCAACTACGTTAACCATTTGAGTAAGTGTTGATGTTCCTCCTGCTGAAGCATTCACAAATAATACAGGCTCAAGTTTTGTAATTGACTCTGTGCAAGACTGACACAACTCATCAATGGTATACGCATCTCTCATTGCGTTAGCCTGTGAAGAACCTTTGTTCTCCGTTTCTACTCCCGGTGCTACTCCGTGAAATTTTGTCCCTGATGGTATTGGCATTATCCTGTATATTTTTTAGTCACTCTTCCTGCCTTAGTGTTAGCTACAACAGTTTTACCTTTTCTTCCTGCTCTCTTTTTCTTACGAGCAGTCTTTGCTCTCTCAGCCTTAGTCATAGACTTAGCCTTAGCAAGTGGCAGACAACGGTCAGGGTTCTTCTTATCCTTGCTTGTGCCACAAGCACCCTTTATTGACCCATCCGTTCCGATGCGTACCCACTTCTCGTCTCTCCACTTTTTTAACTCACCCATTAGTAAGACTTCTTTTCACTTCCGTAATATGGGTTGTTCTTTACAGTTCCTCCCATCATTTTTGCAAAAGATGTAGCTTGTGCTTTACCTGTTGCACTATAAGGGAATTTTTTTGTTTTCATCTTGCCCGATGTAGAGCACTTATATTTTACTGTTGGCATAATATTATTTTTTTGGCTTAGTGTGTGTGTATCCTTTTTTCTTTAAAGAATTATGCTGAGCTAATGTTTTAGCTACTTTTTTAATTCCTGTTTTACTATACATATTATGTACTTTAAATTTCTTCATTACTTCTTACTCTTCTTTGCGTAGTTAGGGTCTTTACAATATTTACTCGCAGCCATATTCGCATATGCTGAAGGATAGGTATCAAAGGTTCGCTTTGCCCAAGCTATACCTGCTGAACATATCTTGTTACTTTTCTTTTTAGTTCTTCCTGCCATTACTTACCTTGTCCTATGTATTGTTTCTTATAGTTCTTTGAACCTTTATTGCTTGATGTCTTAGACTTAGCGTGTACTCCGGGTCTTTTAACTTTAGCCTTTTTATTATATGAAGATAGTGTTATTGCCATTATTTTTTTCTTTTAATTCTCCCTATACCTGATCTTATTAATTGAGGTATATCTCCCAATCCTTTTAAACCTTTTACTTTAGTAGGAGCTACCCTGCCTTTTGTGTTTCTAGGATCTGAAACATTAGGAAGTTTTATTTTATCAATATCTTTGTCTTTCATCCCTATGTCATCGTATTTTTTTTTTATTTTAGCGTAATTTGCTACTAAGACATCTCCGGGCTTAACAACTTTAGGTTTTCCTTTGTTCATTTTTTATTATCTTCGTATTGCAAATTTAATCAATTTTATTTTTATGTCTAAACATAACCCTGCACACGATTATTTAAAATATTGGAAGGTTGTTAGGTATTTTGTAAAAGCCAAATATAAAATAAATACAGCAGATCTAGATATGCTATTATTTTTATACTCTGAAAGGTATTTCTCAAAAAGTCAATTTAAAGAATTTAATGAACTACTATCTTGGGATATAAATAGATTTAGTAGGTTACTTAGAGATGGTTGGATATCAGTATTTAGAAAACGTCAAGGTAATAAAAAAACATTGTACGAATTATCGTACAAAGGAAAACGAATGATTTCTTCTATATATAGTAAACTAAACGGAGAAGAAATACCAATGGACCGATCAAACAACCCTATGTACGCTAAAAACGTAAGTTATTCAGATAAGGTATACAAAAACTTTATAACAGATATGAACAAATACATTAGAGAACAACGACAACATCATTCTCAGAAATGATGGTGTATGGCTCATTCTCAATCAGCATTGTAAACCCTGCTCGCTTATCGTAGTATATCTCGTCATCTTCCTTAATGACCTCTACTGTACTACCCGGCTTTACAACCTTACCCTTCTTATATCGCATCTGATTTGCATCTTCTGCTGACAACAACAACCCGGAGGAGGTTTTGATTTCCTCCTCGATTGTTTTAATCACTATATACTTTCCTATTGGTTTCATTTCTCTTCGTAGCTTCTTGCCATTGTTATAATAGCGTTAGTGGATAGAATAGTTACCGCAACTGATACAGCATTCTGTAGTGCGTTCTTAGTTACCTTCAACGGGTCAATAACACCCATCTTGTACATATCACCGAACTCACCTGTCTTAGCATTGTATCCGTAATTCTTTACAGGGTTATCTGTCAGCTTTGACGATATGTCATCAACACTTACTCCTGCGTTTCTTATAATTTGCTTAAATGGTTCTAAGCAAGCATAAGCCATAATCTCAACTGCTTTATGGTTATAATCTTTTCTCTCACCAATAGATGCAACACTAGCGTGCTCTAATGCTACACCACCTCCGGGTAATATACCTTCCTCAAGTGCTGAACGTACTGCACAGACAGCATCATCAATCCTGTCATATAGCTCCTTCTGCTCAAGGTCCGTCTTACCACCGGCATATATCACACCTATACCACCTGTTAGTGATGCGATACGAGATAGTATAAATTCTTTAGCTTCTTTGTTAGCTGCGTTCTTATGCTGCTCCCATAGCTGCTCAACCCTCTCATCAATCACATCACTATGCGTGTCCTCATCTTTAATGATAATAGTTGACTTATCCTCTGCAATAATCTTAGCTGCGTGACCTAGGTCCTCCATTGTCATAATGCTCAGGTCATCACCTGTCTTCTCAGAGAAGTATGTTGCACCTACCGAGATAGCTATGTCCTGCATCAGCTCGTGCTGCTTGTAACCAAAGTTAGGTGGCTGAACCACACATACCTTCAGGTTACTCTTCATCACATTCGCTGCTAGCGTGTTAAGTACGTTAGTTGAACACGGTGCTATAATCAATAACTTCTTATTTTCCTGTATGATTGGTTTAAGTATGGTCTCAATGTTTAGTATGTTTGCTATCTCAGCATCACTAACCAACACATATGTATCTTCTAATATACATTCATCCTTCTTTTGATCATTAATGAACAATGGACTAGAGTACCCTCTATCAACCTTTATACCTCTAGTAGATTCATAATACGTCTCAGACGTCTGCGACCTATCTACGGTCACTATACCGTTCTCTCCTACATCCCCATAAACATCCGCTATGATCTTTCCTAACTCCGGGTCGTTATTTGCAGAAATAGTTGCCACATCTTTGAGGTTTTTCTTTGTAACCTTCCTAGATGACTTCTTTAAGTTCGCAACAACATCTTCTGTTATCTTTACCATATCACGAAGTACCTCTGTCTTATTTGTGTCATCAATCAGCTCCATACCCTTTAAGACCAAAGCCTCAGTAAGTACAATAGCTGTTGTCGTTCCATCACCTGCTGATGATGCCGTACGTTCAGAAGCCTCCTTCATCATACGAACCGCTAAGTTCTCTACAGGGTCAATTAAGCTAACTGCCTTAGCTACTGTGACACCATCCTTGGTTACTGTAATGCCGTGTGTGTGATTTGGTGATTCGATGAGTACAGTCTGACCTGACGGTCCTAATGTTGATTTGACTGCATCTGAAATGGTTTTTATACCATTGATGAGTTTGTCTCTTCCCTCCTTACCGAATTTTAAGTTCTTCGGAGTGTATCCGGATTCATTCATATTAAATTAAATTATTTGCAGCAAATATAAATAATTTTAACGAATGATCAAGTGACGATTTTCATTTTTTCTATATAGTAGTAGTAGTAGTAGTAGTAGTAGTAATTTTTTTTTCTCAATTATTTTAGGGTAAAAATCGTCAAAATCGTCAAGGTATTTGATAATCAGGCTTTTAACCTCTGAAAATCGTCACAAAATCGTCAGAAAATCGTCAAAAATCGTCACAAAAAAGGGGATAATCGTGAAATTACCCCCTATAAACAATTAAAACACAATATAAACAAACTATTTATAGTCCGAATATTTTTGATTTTATCTCTCCCAATGCAACTCCTTGAGATAACATTGCGATTTTTTCCATCTTCTTGATGGCTTTTTTATTTTCAACAGCTTGTTGGATTCCTGTTACTCCATCTTTATTTTTTTGAAGGTGTCCCTTCAATCTATTTTTTGAATTGATCATAGTTTTTGATATCTAATGTGTAAACTTAATAAACCTAAGTACAAGATAAACTCTCCGTAGTCAAAATCCTTATCTACCCCGTAATAAGAAAAGCCTAACGCAAAACCTATCTGAAGCCTGTTCTGTAGACTTATCTCATACTGCATATGCAAATATAGCATTTTATCAGATATATAGAACCAACGGGTTCTAGGGTTTTTTTATAAAAAGTTTTAAAAAAGAAAAACAATTTTTTTTTTGGCTAGGGGAGTGTCTAGTATTGTGGTCACATGGATTTTTTGGCGAATTAGTATAGGCATGGCTATCGCCATAGGCTATGGCTAGCTTTTACGCTAGCTATACCCACCTAAACGCTGTGCCGTATGGCTGTGGCTGTGGCTGTTGTAGTTCATAGTGAACTTGCTTGCTTGCTTTGCTAGGGAATAAAGGGATTGAGAGTTTCCGACATGTCGGAAAAGGTAAACACGCACTACAAAGGAAGATAACCCAATCACCCGTATTCACTAGGGTAAACAAAACATAGTGTTAACATTTGTTAAAAAAAGCTCATGGAAATAGCCTTGAGCTCATGATCAAAACTGATCAAAAATTAACATTTGTTAATGAGATATGGGCATTTTTAGCCTATTTTTAGGGTAGCATCAGAATCCTCTATCCACAACTTATCCACAGGGTAAAGCCTTGGAAATACTAGGAATGTGCTTTCCGATGGGTCGGAAAAGTGTCCGTTCAATTTGCGTACATCAAATGTATAATGTATATTTGTATCAAATAATTTAATAATAACATAAAAACAATTATCATGAAAAAAACAATTGAAATTAAGTACAACGACTTACTAGAAGTCAACAAAGTAAAGGCTTTCACTAGCCTAGAGAGACAAAACGAATTCGACAAATTCAAGAACATCACATTGGCGAAGTCATTAATCATTGGTAAACATATCGCATGGTATGAAGACAAGGGTAGTGAGATGCTAGCAAATGACAACTTCAAGTTTGACTTTAGCAAAACCAAGGATGGGATTATCAAGACTGCTAAAGCGGGAGAGCAAACTTCAATGAATGCTAAAAATGAAAATTGCGAATTTGTTCACTTTTCTGCTCACTTTTATGGAATCAAAAAATCTGATTCTTATGATGCGAGAAAGGTTTACAAGATTGACAAGAAAGTGATTGATGCTTTTCTAGAGCAAATCCAAAAAGATGACAATGCTCTAGCAATGAGAATTTCATCGCTTATCAAATTTGCCAAGCAACTAGATGCGGGAGTTAGCCCAGAGGAACAAAATTCCGACGCGTCGGAAAAAGATGAAAGCAAAAAGGCTAGTCGCAAAGCGAATGTAGTTTTCAGAGTGGGAGCAAATCAGTTCACCGAGTTTGAAGATGGCAAGACCGAAATTAAGGGAGATGCTGAAAAGCTAATCGAGCAAGCCAAAGCAATGATAGCCAAGCTGAAAATGCAACAAGCTAGAGATGCAAAAAAGCAAGAGCAAGCCGACAAGAAAAAAGCGAAGTCTGATGCAAAGCGAGCAGAGGAACAAGCGAAGGCTGACATGGAAACGGCTTAAGCCTAACCACTAACCACAAGCCCACTCATTGAGTGGGCTTTTTTTTTATAATTTTTTTTTCAAAAAACTATCATATTGTATATAATACTTTGTATTATATGATATGATTTATGTTTGATTACTATGTAATCAAACTATCATCGGCGGTCGCGGGGCAGGTCGGCGGTCGCGGGCAGATCCAAAAAAGCTTTCCGACGTGTCGGAAAATTCAACATAAATTTATCAAAAAAATAAAAACCAAAATGAAAACAAAAAATCATCAAAAATAAAAAGAAAACAAAAAGAAAACTCTACTAAAATTTGGTCATGTCGTACAAATTGCGTACATTCGTAGTATAATATTAAAAAGGAAAGAAAATGAAAGAAATCATTGCACTTGTGTGGAAAGACAAAACAATCACGCACAAAAAAGGAAAAAAAGTTGTGACTCAATCAGTTGATGAGTTTATTTATCAGTCATTAATAAACCAAGTCACTATTCCGACACGTCGGAAAAAGAAAGATAACTAAAGTTTGGTCATATGGTACAAATGCCGTACATTTGTAGTATAATAATTAAGAAAGAAAGAAATACTAACCTTTCCGACATGTCGGAAAACAAATTAAAAACAAAATGAAAATAAAACAAAATTTCGCAGATGTAGTTGACATGAAAAGCCACCTTGACCAATTTGATTGGAGAGAAGATGAAACAAGTAACAAGCTAGTTACAAACGATTTTGAGTTATCGTACAAGGCTAAATTGACTCAAGGCTATAATGCAGGAGCGAGGTGGCACATGCTAATGCCATCAGTTCAAATCAGAGACATAAAGACCAATGAAATATTTTATAGGTGGGACATGTCTACACTAGCAGAGTGCAGTATCTTTTTAAGATGGTACGAAGAGATAAGAGCAAAAGCAAATAGAGAAAATGCCAATTTTCGTTCACGTAACAGAGCGTCAGCATTAAATAAGTTTTTTGAAGATTATGAGAGAATGTAGTATAACAAAAGAAAAAATGACTGAAGGATGGATAGATGAAGATGTCTATAAATACTTCAAGTATCAGAAAGATGTCGTTGCTTATATAAAAAAGATAATGATCGAGGACAATGCTATGGGCGTTGCCGATTGGAATACAAACCAATCTGATGATGACATTTGTGATATAGGATACAACCACTTCAATATATATTGGACTGAGTGGGTAGATGATCCATTAGTAGAAGAAGAAGATTAACCTTTCCGATATGTCGGAAAACAAATAAATAAAGTTATGAGTAAAAATAAACACCAATGCCCGTGGGATCTAGCCTACGAGCAGAACAAAGACAGATATACAAAGGAGCAAATAGATGAAATGCTTCTTTGTGAGATTCAAGAATTAATATACCAAGAAAATGATTAGAACATTAAATTTACACTTACTACTTGTAAGTACACACTACGCAGAATTTTTTAGACACATTGCAGAGTCAAAAGGGGTAGGTTTAGGAGTATTATGCAACCAACTGATTGAGAACAACTACGATTGGGTAGACAGAGTTTTTAGTGACGAGGGTTGGAGAATTGAAGACTTAGCACACGATTTTGTAGGACTATTAAAAGTAGACGAACATTTTTTACCAAGAATATAATTTGGTCACACTAAAGTAATGTACTATATTTGTACAACAATAAAACAATAACACAATGAATTACAAGATTCCAAAGAACCTTTTAAGTAAGGGTTCGACAAACGCAAAGACAGCAAAGAACCACATCGATACGTACATATTGTACCTATCACCTTACAATCAGAATAGCTTGGGCATCAATGTATGTCCGAAAGCAAGTGAGGGTTGTGCGAAAGCATGTTTGTTCACGGCAGGCAGGGGTAAGTTTACCAATGTACAAAACGCTAGGATAAACAAGACAGAGTACTACCTTCAAGACAAGGAGAGGTTTATACTTCAGATGGCATCAGAGTTAGTCAAGATAAACAAGAAAGGTAAAGCCTTGATCCGACTAAACGGAACGAGCGACATCGACTTCATAGCATTACTAAAAAAGTATGCCAAGCTAGATGTATTCGACCTAAATAATCTGATATTCTATGACTACACAAAAATCATAGGCAAGGTACGCAAGTACATAGACAAGCCGTACACACTCACGTTTTCTAGAGCAGAAGACAACGAGAACGAGATGATGCAAGCACTACACTTGGGTACAAACGTATCGGTAGTGTTCAATAGAGAACTACCAAGCACATACAGAGGTTTCAAGGTAGTAGATGGCGACATAACAGATGTCGAGATGATGAAATATAACGGAGTAATACTTGGACTCAAAGCCAAAGGCGATGCCAAGAAAGATAAAACAGGATTTGTAGTATGAATAGAATTGAAAAAGCATTTGAAGAACTGAAAAGCAGAGGACTGCCCGTGTTCAAGTACGAACATACAAGCGGATATTTTCAGATAGATACAGAGAGATTTAGTTTTAGCAAAATGCAAGAGGGGTATTACCTCGATTACTATGATCAATATTTCAATGAGAACATAGAAAAATTGCTAAACAAGTACGACCTTTATTATGAATGGGAAAACCCTGCGGTAGTATCAATACACGATCAATAATTCCGACACGTCGGAAAAACAATAACAACTTAAAAATAAAAATAAAATGCCAAAGTTAACACACGACGAATTTGACAGACACATGGGAAGAAAACGACCCATGTCTTTAGAAAACCCAAACAAACCACTTGTTTGGATTAAATGCAACGAGGTTGTCTATGTAGAAATTAATGACTACATATATTATATAGACGACTCAACTAACGAGCAAGTAATGAAGAAGTGGAAAAAATCAGAAGTAAGAATTGAAGAATTTTTAGAAGATTATAACGCTTTAATTAGCGAGTTCAATGAAGAGTTAAGCGGAATAGATGATGCTGAATTGAACTCGGAAGCTAAAACAATTAAAGATGTACATATAGAAAATATACAAGATGACGATTATCTCATCGAAGAGTATTACGAAATTATAAAATTATAAAAAGATTAAAATGAAATTACAAGTAAAATTAAATTTAGATTACGAGACATTTGAAAACATAGTTGTAACCGCACTTGAGGGTGGTAGTAACTATTGGTATATACTAGGCGACATAAAAGGTTGCCCGCTAAGTTTTGAGATGACCGACAAAGCACCATCAGAACGTATAGCATACGGATTGTGGCACAACAAAGATGCAGAGGTGTATATTCACGATAATGAAATGGACATATGTGATGATGGAGAAGATGATACAGAGTTGTTGGGCATACTAACATACGATAGTGTGAGAGAGAGAATGCAGTTGGCTACGGAAAACCATTTGAGTGAGTTAGAGTCAATGATAAGTGGAGATTTTGATGCGTGTACTGCCGACACATTATTTCAAGTATTAGTAATGGGAGAAGTAGTATTTGGGTAAGGTAAAATTTGGTCAAACGATGTTATTATTATATATTTGTACAACAATTATACAACCAATCCCTTTCCGATGAGTCGGAAAGGGTACTTACCCCCAACAAACATGTATATAGAAGAATTTTTAATAGCTAAGCCAAGATATTTGTACGTTGAGATAGATGATCTTGATCTAATGTACGAAATGGATTACACAGAAGTTAAACGATTAATAAAATGGCATAACGATATGCTTGAAACTAATTACCAAACCATCAATGAGTTCAATGATGATGAGGATTACAGAAAAATAAAAATACAATTAAAATAAAAACAATATGAAAGATTTAAAAGAAGTATCAAGCGAGGACTTGAGACAAGAGTTAGAATTACGAGGTTGGTACACCCAAAACTTATGGCACGTTGATAATGTGATGGAGTTTCACGATTGCACATCAGAATATGCAATGAGATTGCTAGATTTTGTGCTAACATCAGAACACATTACAGATGAAGTGTTCCGTGATATTGATGCATTAATAGAACAACATAAACGAAAAGATGATGAATAATAATAAACTAATAGCAGAATTTATGGAGTTCCCTACTCATACAGATGCAGTAGATGATAGAACAATAGCATATTATGTTGGCGAAAGTATTATGCATACAGATAATACAGAAAATGAAAACGATTGTGATGTGTTTCATCCCGATGATATGCAATTTCACACCTCGTGGGATTGGCTGATGCCCGTAGTTGAGAAGATATTCAGTCTTGGATATCACTATGAAATAAAACCAAGATATATGATGATAAAAGAAAGGTTAAGTAATGATGAGTCTGAAGTTGTGGTTTTTGAATCTAATTTTAAGGGTCAAAACAAATCGCAAATAGAAATCATATACAATGCAGTAATAGAATTTATAGAAAGTTATGAATAGATTAATAGTATTTAAAGATGATTTTGTCTTTGTAGATGTAACAGACATTGCAAAGAGTCTTTGGGGTAAAGAAGACTTGTATGTAGTAGATGTAGATAGACAAATAGAACATCTGATTGAGAGTAATTACCAACTTAAAAATTATTTACATAGTGGAACATTAAGGGTGTGCATCGAAGGTGGACACCTACCCACACCAAGCATTGATTGGTGGGATGATTCAGAGAAGATTACCCACGAAGGATATGTTTATGTAAGAACAAAAGATATAATAAAATGAACAGAGAAAGATTAAGCATTTATGAAGAGTGTAAGATAATAGTTGCACTAGAGAGAAAAGTATTAAGTCTCAAACACGATATCCAACACGCAGGAAGTAATGCGGTGGTTAATATGTGGGATACAGAGGTAAAAGAATTAACACAAATAATAAATAAATTAAAATGAAAGTATTTGATAGCATTTATACGGCTGATGGATTTGAAATCTATTGGCTACACGACCATACAGACACCACACTACAAAATCCTGAGAATGATCTCTATCAACTCGATTACGAGTTTTATGAGGTATGTCAAGAGATAGTACAGAGCGGTGCTGACTTTGAGAATTATGTTTTTAGTGATAAACAATTAAAAGATATGCGAAATGACAAATAAAAGATTAATCAAGAGGTTTGTGCTTGGGTTTATATTATTCCAAGCGACATTAATTCTACTAACTTTTGTGTTATGATTAGTAGATTTATTGTTTTTATGTTAATGTTTGTGCTAGGTTTTCCGACCCGTCGGAAACCTAGTCACAAAACAACAGAGAGAACTATCATCTCTGTGCCTGCAAAAGACACGACGTTGTCAGATTGGGATAAGCTTATAAACGCAATCATCTACGTTGAGAGCAGAGGTAATGACTCTGCGATTGGCGATAGAGGTAAAGCAGTTGGTTGCCTACAGATACACCCTATATGTGTGAGAGAGGTTAACCGAATCTTACGCAAGAATGATATGCCATTAGTATATACGTTAGAGGATAGATACAACAGAACAAAATCTATTGAGATGTTCAATATCATAGCAGAGCAATACGAGTGCTGTGAATACATAGAGTTTATGGATTACGCAGAGATAGTAGCAAGGCGATGGAACGGAGGTCCGAGAGGACATAAAAAAAGAGCAACAATTAAATATTTTAACAAAGTAAAAAAACAATTATGAGTAACATGAGTTATTGCAGGTTTGAAAATACTGCACGAGATTTAGAAGATTGCCTAGATGCAATCCAAAACGGAGAGATTAATGATTTAGGTAGTCAGTATGAGGTAGATGCCTTAGAACAGCTACTTGATTTATGTAGAGACGTTGTAGCATACAAAGATGAAATTCAGGATGCTATTGACAACAACAACAACAATGATTTAGATGTAATACCACACTAATATGAAGTATAGAATTATTAACGACAAGACAAACGAAGTAGAATGGGAGTTATTCTCTTGGGAAGAGGCATCTGAATTGGTAGATATGGAGAAAGAATCCATCATTCAAGTGATTGAATGTAGAAAGTGTTCAAACGATGCAGATGAAAGACACGATGCGTACGGAATATCTACAGGGTATTGGTGTGATCCGTGTTATCATTCAAACAAGTATCCATATCGCAAAGACGCATATGAGACCATTGAGACGCACGGATATGGCGAAAGGCTAGGAAATGATTACTAAAATAAATTTGCGTACTCAAGATATTATACTATCTTTGTACCATTATTAAACACAATATAAAAATGAAAAAAGTAAAATTTAACGACAATCAGAAGAGGCAATTATCATTGTTTTTATCTGAACAATTAGAAACCTTAGAGAAGGAGAAAAGGATTGGAAGAATTCATTATAACAATCCCGAAATTATTAAAACCATTAGGGGAGCTATTGAAGTTGGAATAGCTGAAGAGATATGGAACAGATAATATTAACCAATTAAACACAATGAAATCAATTAGACAACAATTATTAGATGCCAAGACATTTGGTGCAGACAAACTAGAGATTCAAAGGTTACAACAACTTTTGAATGAGGAAGAGGCTTACAGAATCGATGAGATATTTGATGAGGAATCAGATAGTGAGTTTCAGATTAAAGAGGTAACAAATCAGTTACAAGAATTATTAATTAAGAAGAACAGAGCATATGGCAACTCGGCACTAGAGCCATTGAACGTATTCTCAAGTCAGAACGCAGTAGATTCTCTGTGTGCTAGACTAGATGACAAGTTAAGCAGAATCAAGAACAAAGGGCTAAACGATAAGACAGAAGACACGTTATTCGATTTAGCAGGGTATTTAATATTATTAATTATAGCAAAAAATGAGCAAGACTAAACAATTATTAGACGATATGCACTCTATGGATTTTTATAGTGTGTATGCAGATTCGGAGTATTGGTACAACGAGTGGGAGAAGATCAACAGAGAGAGAGTAAACAATTCAGATAAAATTATATTAAAAAAAAATGAAACACCATAAGTTTAAAATTTACGCAGAGAGAATCGCAGAAGAGTTTGATATATCAATCAAAGCATTGTTCTGTAAAAACAAAAGCAGGAACATAGTAGACGCACGTTACATATTATATCTAACGTGTGCTAAGAAAGGATTTAAGCCGTGTGATATAGAAAGGCTTATGGCTAAAAATAAGTACAAAATCAAGCACAACAGCATTTTACATGGTATCGATGTGATGAAACAGAAGATTGAATTTGAAGATGACTACAGAGATTTAGTAGACGAATTATGTACGATTTAGAAGACATATTTGATCAGGCATTTACTGATAATAAATCAGTAAAAAGGATTGAGAACGGATACCAATCCGTAAGGCTACTAGACGTTAAGATCCTTAAGGATGATTACACGCACGACATCGATTTACTTAATACAAGTAAGCGGTACTACCAAAGACTAACCGATCAGGAGTTTGATACTTTTAAAGGAAAAGGTTGGAGATATGGTGTGTATGTCGTAACTTTGTCTAACTATCGTTCAAAACTTGATAAGGTTGAGAAGAGTATTCGAGACGAAGTTAATGGTAAAGGTAGCGAGAAAACAATCAGACAATTAAAGGCAACAAGGGATTCTTTGATGTCAAATTATACACAATTAAATAATAAGTTAAATGAGCAAACAAACTAAACCGAGTTATGAAATCTTGTCATCTATAAACGTAAAAGACAAGGTAGAAAGAAAAGGTAGAATGGATTACCTATCGTGGGCAAATGCGTGGCATATGCTTAAGCAACAATATCCATCAGCACAACGTATCGTATACGAAGATCCTGCAACGGGATGGAACTACTTCTCTGATGGTAGATCATCTTGGGTAAAGGTTGGGATTGTAGTTAATGATGTTGAACACATCGATTACCTACCAATTATGGACTTCCGTAACAAAGCTATTGTAGCAGACGATGTTACATCTATGGATGTCAACAAAACTATTCAGCGTTCAACTGCTAAGGCTATTGCAATGCACGGATTAGGTCTGTCGCTTTGGAAGGGTGAGGATGTTCCTGAAATGGTAACTAAGTCAGAGCCTGTTAAAAAGATAGCACTCAAGGTTAATGATTCTAATTGGGCTAAGGTTGAGAGATATGTATTGCAGAACAAGGGTAGCTTAAATATAGATGAGATTGTTGTCAATCTATCTAAGAAGTATACCATTAATGCAACTACCAAGAAAGAACTTCAAAGGATTCTTAAGTAATGGATGTTATTGAAATGTTACGGGATGACACCAACTACTATGGTGACTTCGGTAAGCAGTACCTATCTAATTCAGATATAGGTACACTACTGAAAGATCCTAGTCAGTTTGGTGTTACACAAATAGACAATCCGAACTTTGCTAAGGGAAGATACTTTCATCAGTTGATACTTGAACCAAGTAAGGCAGAGAATATTGAGTATGTTACTGCAAGTACACGCACAACAAAGGTGTATAAGGAATACTGCTTAAATAAGGGTATTCACTATGCATTACTTGAGAGTGAGGTTGAAGATATACAGAGGTTAGTTTCAAAAATGTTGAGCAACTACACATTCTTTGATGATATCAGAAACGAGGGCAATGAGTATGAAGTACCTGCTGTTGGTAAGATATGTGGTCAGATGTGGAAAGGAAAGGCAGATATTGTACATCCTGATATGCTAATAGATTTGAAGACTACATCTAATATAGATGACTTTAAGTGGAGTGCAAGGAGGTATAACTACGATAGCCAAGCATACATATATCAATCGTTGTTTAATAAACCATTAGTATTCTACGCAATAGAGAAAGGTACAGGTAGGTTAGGTATATATAGACCAACTACAGAGTTTCTTGAACGTGGAGAAGATAAGGTTGAGAGAGCAGTAGAGGTATACAAAAAGTTTTTTGCAGAAAATGCAAAGGAAAACATTAACGACTACTATATAGAGGAGGAGTTAATTTAATTATGATAAGGTGGGTTCGTACTTCCCAATCGTACCACACCTAAATTAATTGGGATAAATTTTATATATAATTATTATGTCAAACGAGACAATTTTTGCAGATGGATTCATCTTCAAGAGAAAAGAAAACGCACCTGAATTTGTAGTAGGGTCGCAATCAATTAAAGTAGAAGAGGCAATTGCATTTCTTCAAGCAAACCAAAAGAATGGATGGGTTAACCTAGACATCAAGCAGAGTAAAGGTGGCAAATATTACTGCCAACTTGATACTTGGCAACCTAAACCAAAGAAGGATGTGATGGAAGTGGTCAGCGAAAAAAGCGATGAACTGCCATTCTAAAACCCCTTAAGAATAAGTAACGGGGGGTTATATTCCGACACGTCGGAAACCATAACTCCCCTTTATTTGCTCTAGTGAATGACGAAAATAAAATTTCCTATACTACTACTACTACTATATATATAATTTTATTTTTTTATCTCGTATGTGTAAAAATAATCGTCAAAATCGTCAACATACTTAGTAATCAACTACTTAAGTCAAAATAATCGTCACAAAATCGTCACAACAATGGAAAAAAACGTCACAATATTTAAAAACATCAAAGAAACAGAGACCCCTTTCTATAGAAGCATAAGCTTTGTATTGGATAGGATAAAGAACGGTGATAGTAAGGATCTAGTAAAGAGAATAAGGTCTGAGAAGGATAAGACAGCACGAAACGATCTAAAGAAAAATCTACCTGCTGTGTGCTTTAGTGGTAAATTTAATAAAAGAAATGATAACTCATTAGTAGAGCATAGTGGTTTCATATGTCTAGACTTTGATAACTATGCAAAGGTTAAGGATATGCAGGATGATAAGTCCAAGATATCTAAAGACAAGTATGTCTATTCTGTTTTTGTATCTCCATCAGGTAAGGGTCTTAAGGTTATCGTAAAGATACCTTGCGATATAGAAAACCATGTAAACTATTTTATATCATTAGAAGAATACTTCTCTTCTCCATACTTCGATAAGACATCTAAGAATATAAGTAGGGTCTGTTATGAGTCTTATGATAAGGATATCTATGTCAATGAAGACTCTAAGATGTGGGATAAGATAAAAGAAAGGGAGTATAAAGAGATTGATGTGTCATCTACATATAAAAGCATACCTATAACGGATGAGACAAAAATAATAGACATATTGATGAAGTGGTGGGAGAAGAAGTATCCCATGAACGAGGGTCAAAGAAACCACAACGCATATATATTAGCTATGGCATTTAATGATTATGGTATAGTTAAAACAACAGCATCATATATATTAAACCAATACTCTAATGACGACTTCCCTGTAAGCGAGATACACAACACTATAGAGTCAGCATACAGAAATACAAATAAGTTTAACACAAAGTACTATGAGGATGAGGATAAGATAAACTATATTAAACTAAAATTAAGAGGCGGTGCTACAAGAAATGAAATTATATCTGAGATTCTTGATGAGAATGATGATCTATCTTCTGATGATATTGGTAAGGTCGTTACGGATATTGAAAAAGAGCAATCTAGCACGCAGTTTTGGAGTAAAAGCGAAAAGGGTACAATAAAAATAATAGCATACTCATTTAAAAAGTTTTTAGAAAAAAATGGATTCTATAAGATATATCCTGAGGGTAGTCAGAACTATATATTTGTTCGTATAGTTACAAACCTTATTGATAACACATCGGCAGAGGAGATAAAAGACTTTGTTCTAGATCACCTTATGGGAATAGAAGACATTTCTATATATAACTTTTTTGCAGAGAGGGTTTCTTATTTTCAAGATAACTTTTTAAATCTATTAGAAACTATTGATATACACTTCATGGAAGACACGAAGGATTATTCTTATCTTTATTATCAAAACTGTGCTGTAAAGGTAACAAGAGATGGTATTGAAGTAATAGACTATATGGATTTAGATGGTTATGTTTGGAAGGATCATGTGATAAATAGAAGCTTTGCTTTATGTGATGTGGATGATTGTGATTACAAGACATTTATATCTAGAATATGTAATAATAAAAGAGATAGGATAGATACAATTGAATCAACAATTGGTTTTATGATGCACGGATATAAGAATCTGTCTTACTGCCCGGCTGTAATATTAAATGATGAGGTTATGTCTGAGAATCCTGAAGGAGGAACAGGTAAAGGAATATTTATGAATGCACTAGGTCATATGAAAAAGCTAGTAGTGATTGATGGCAAGGCATTCAACTTTGAGAAGTCATTCCCATATCAAACCGTATCAGCAGATACACAGCTACTATGTTTTGATGATGTAAAAAAATCATTTGACTTTGAAAGATTATTCAGCGTTATTACTGAAGGTCTTACGTTGGAGAAGAAAAACAAGGATGCAATAAAGATACCATACATAAAGTCACCTAAGGTTGCCATAACAACAAACTACGCTATTAAGGGGAGTGGTAATTCATTTGCAAGACGTAAGTGGGAGATTGAATTACATCAGCACTACAACAGAAACAATACACCATATGATGAGTTTGGTAGACACTTCTTTGAAGATTGGGATAGAGACGAATGGTGTTTGTTTGATAGCTACATGGTTAACTGCCTTAGTAGTTATATGAGAACAGGTCTTATGGAAAGCGATTTCGTAAACCTCAAAGCTAGATCATTAGAGGCTACAACCTGCTATGATTTTATTGAATGGTGTGGTGTTATAAATGGAGATCCAAATCCAATACTACCATTAGATACTAGGCTTATGGGTAATGAATTGTTTAATCATTTTGTTTTAGATTATCCTGACTACGGTCCAAGAGCAAAGCTATCTATTAGTCGGACTGTTTTTTACAGATGGATAAAGGCTTATGGTATGTATATGACCGGCAGAGAACCTGAGAAAGGAAAAGACAACTATGGGCAATGGATCATATTAAGAAGCAGATGAAAGGATTATATCAGATAACAGCACAGAAGGGGAAAAAGATAATATCTTCTGAAGTATACGGAGATTCTGACGATAAAGCCTCTCTGTTTGCGAGGCTAATGAATAGACATAAGATTGTTCATTCACAAAGACCATTGTTTAAGATTATTGAAATAAAGTTAAACAAAGATATGAGTAAATCAAGTTTTAAGTTTAGAGATTACCAAAAGAAAATAATCAATGACGGTAGTGACGTATTGATTGACAAGGGATTCCTGTACCTCGCTATGGAAGTGAGGACAGGAAAAACCCTAACAAGCCTTGGTATTGCTGATAAGATTGGTGTAGGTAATGTTCTTTTCTTGACAAAGAAAAAAGCGATCAGCACCATCGAGTCTGACTACGCAATGCTTAACCCTAAATATAACCTAGTGGTTATGAACTACGAGAGCATCCACAAGCTACCACAAGATATGTGGGACTTTATTGTATGTGATGAGGCACACAGTATGGGTGCGTTCCCTAAGCCAAGTAAACGTGCCAAGCAAGTGCGTGAGCTGATAGCTAAGAACAATCCATATGTCATACTGATGTCAGGAACACCAACACCTGAATCATTCAGTCAGATGTATCATCAGGTCTATGGTATAAAAAACAACCCATTTAAGCAGTATAAGAACTTCTATAGATTCTGTGATGACTATGTAAGGGTAACTGAAAAGAAGATAAATGGTCTTACAATTAGAGATTACTCTAACGGAAATCAGAGTATAATTGATGTAATGAAAGCATACACGATTAGTTACTCTCAGAAAGAGGCGGGTTTTAAGGTTGATACCCGGGAACATAAGCTGTATGTAAAGATGGATGATGTTACATACAAGGTGGCTAATAAACTTAAGAAGGATCTAGTGGTTGAAGGAAAAGATGAGGCTATACTTGGAGACACTAGTGTAAAGCTAATGACTAAGTTACATCAGATATATTCAGGCACGGTTAAGTTTGAATCAGGTAACTCAAAGATACTTGATTTGAGCAAAGCGAGCTTTATACACGATAACTTTGGCGACAGTAAGGTAGGTATCTTCTATAAGTTTAAAGAGGAGTACAACGCCTTAAAAGAGGTGTACGGGGATAATCTATGTACAGAGCTAGATGAGTTCAATACAACAGATAAAACCATAGCCCTACAGATTCAATCAGGTAGAGAAGGTATTAGTCTTCGCAAAGCTAAGGCATTAGTGTACTATAATATTGATTTTAGTGCCACAAGCTATTGGCAGAGTAGGGATAGGATGACAACTAAGGATAGATTAGAGAGTGATGTGTATTGGGTATTTGCCGAAGGTGGTATTGAAGATAAGATATACAAGGCTGTATCTAACAAGAAAGACTACACCACTAAACACTTTAAGAAAGATTTGTTAACTTTGTAGCAATGAAAAGCAGAAGAAACTCTCGTGCCGGCAAGCACCCATCTTATGATAAGCTAGGTATGTCTGAAGAAAGACGTAAGAAAAAAATAGCATATGATAAGAAATACCACGCCACAAAAAAACGTAAAAAGTATCGTGCAGAACTTAATAGAAAGAACAAAGAGGAAGGTACTTATGGTAATGGTGATGGGAAGGATGCTAGTCACACAAAAGACGGACGCTTGGTTAAAGAAAAAAGAAGCAGTAATCGTGCTAGGAATGGTCAGAACGGCAAGTCCACTAAGAGAGACTTGAGTAAACCATTATCTAAAAGTAAGTTCGATCCTGCTGATTACAATAAAAATGGTTACGTCTCCAAGAAAGAACGGAGAAGGTACAACAAAAATAAATGACCGAACAGCAGATACAGAAGAAGAGGATAAAAGAATTAGAAGAGAAAGGATATTACGTTCTTAAGTTAGTTAAGACGAATAAGAATGGAATCCCCGATGTATTAGCAATACCACCCGGCGCTGCTGTCATATTTAGCGAGATCAAAACCAAGACAGGTAAGCTGTCAAAACTACAAGAATATAGACTAAAAGAACTTAGTACATTCGGTTTTAAAACTGAAGTGTATAGAGGTGAATAATTAATTAATAATATGAATAATACAACAGACAGTCATCATCCCCTAAACCAACAGTTTTGGGAGTATGGTCAAAACTTTTGTGTAGATTGCTTGAGGTCAGGAGACCTTGTGTTAGACTGCACACACAGCACAGAAGTCTTGTGTAAAGAATGCAAGGCTTTAAGAGAGAAATAAAAAAAGCCCTCTTGGTCTTGAGGGCTTTTAATAATGATAAAGAAATAATCCCTTTCAGGGAATAGCACAAAATTAAATTAAATAAATTAAAAAACAAATGAAATTAGTAAAAGATGTAGATACGGAATATAAAGATTATTTGCGTATCAGAAATGTTTTAAAAAAAGGGTACAGCGACCCTAGTACAATATCCTCTCTTTGTAAAAAGCATTGGGCAGATACTGAAAGAATTAAAAATGTAAAAGAAAAACTAGAGCATCTCGTTGAGTGGGGTCAGGTTGAAAAGATTGAAACACAGAAAAGCATCGGTGTAAAAAGTGGAGTGGTTAAAACATATAAGTACGTCCTTAAAGAAACCTCACCATCATTATATTCATCTCTAGGTGTAGATAGTGTTGTCGGATGGCAAAAAATAGGCAGTATGAAAGGTAGAATAAGATTTGATAAGTTACTTAATATTATATCTAGCTTTTACTCACAGCCAAAATTATTGATACTTTCTAATTGTAGGAGAAGAGAATTTGTAGTTCCTAGGCAAATGTTCTGTTACATCGCTAAATTCAATATGCCTAATATAACATTAAAAGAGATAGGTTCTTTTTTAGGAGGTAGGGATCACTCTACAGTTATACATGGCATTAAAACAGCAGGAGATCTTATTGAAACAGATAAGCAATTTAGGGAAGAATATAAAAGGTTAGAAAGTTTTATTTTATCTAAGTTATGAGTATGTTATCTACAATATTGGAATGGTTTGACGAAGAGGAATTTTTAATAGCAGATGGTTTCGATGAAGCTATTATCGGCATAGATGAATCTTCATATAGAATAATATATTCTTGCAAGAAATGCATACAGATATTAATGGACGAAGGTATGCTTCATGAAGATGCAATAGAGCATTTTGAATACAACGTCAGGGGATCTTACGTAGGAGAAAAAACACCAATATGGTGCGTTGATCATATTTAATTTGCATAATTAAAATATATTACTTAGGTTTGAAACCACAGGGATGAAAATATCTGCATACGAAAAGGAGAGATTAGCTCACATCAACTACAAGATGGGAGTTATTCACGACTTTGTAGATGACATCTATGAACTTCTAGTCGACAGAGATTTTGATGAATTGAGTGATGTGCTTGTCGAGTTAATCGAGGAGTTAAGAGAAATTCAATTATCAATTACCGATGAGCTATAGTGATTTTAGACCAAGACTAAAAGGCAACAAGAAAGATGCCTACCTAAATTTAACCAAAAACGAAAAGCGTATACTTGTTATAGGTGACCTGCACGCTCCATTTACCCTTGAAGGGTACTTTGAGTTCTGTAAGGACACCTATGCAAAGTATAATTGCAATCAAGTAATATTTATTGGTGATATAATAGACAATCATTACTCGTCATTTCACGCAACAGACCCGGATGGGATGGGCGGTGGAGATGAGCTTGACTATGCGATTGAAGAGATTGCTAAGTGGCGAGATGAGTTTCCAAAAGCAGATGTGTGTATTGGAAACCACGATAGAATAATAATGCGTAAGGCTTTTGATTCTCAGATTCCTGCACGTTGGATTAAAAATTACAATGATGTACTTGGAACTAATTGGAATTGGGTTGAGCAGGTTGTCTATGATGGTGTACAATACGTTCACGGTGAAGGAGGAACAGCACGAACTAAATCTAAGAATGATATGATGTCAACCGTGCAGGGGCATATTCATACACAGGCATATACCGAATGGAATGTAGGTAAGAACTTTAAGATATTCGGAATGCAGGTAGGTTGTGGAGTTGATGGTAAGTCATACGCAGCAGCGTATGCTAAGAACTTCAAGAAGCAAGCTATTGGATGTGGTGTAGTATTTGGTGGACATACAGCAATTAACTGTATGATGGAGCTATGACAAAAAGATTTGAATCAAAAAAAGATTTGGATAGAGAGTCCAAAGCAATAAAAAAATTCTTAAGTGCATTTAATGGTTCGGCAATCAAGCTAGGACCACACGATATAGACTACAAGATATTTGACAATGACGGTAATGCTATATGCTATGCTGAGGTAAAGGGTAGGATAAGAGATATGAAAGATGCATATCCACTACCGATAGCTGCTAGAAAATTAGTTAAATTAGCAGACAAAGAACTTGAAGGAGTTATTATATGGGCTTGCAATGATGGCATCATATACGGTCAACCTTCTAAGCTAAAAGGAACAGTAAGGTACGCAGGCAGAATTCCAAGACCGGGAGCAGCTAATGACCAAGAGATAATGATATACTACAGCAAACAAGACAATTTAAAATGGAAAACAGACCAAACTACGAAGAATTCATAATAGCATTATTAATAAATTCAGCTATTATTTTATACGTCCTAAAGGTTTTATTCTAAACTTTTTAGGCTTAAAAACATTCTTGTTTTTTTTAGGCTTCTTCCTTTCAGGAAGATTACTTGATCCATATTTCCTCTCCCACTTTTTTGCAAGTTCGGGGAGATTCTTATACATATATCTTCTTTGGGCTTTACTTTTAAATGGCATATCAAACTATCATCTTCTCTTACTTCTCGTGTTTCGTCCTTCTCTTTTTGCTCCTGACCTTCCCTTTTCCCCTGTAGGAGCTTTTACATCTCCAAGTCTGTCAATGAATTTTTGCTCTTCAGCTTCCTCTTTTTTTACGGCATCTACATAATCTTTATCTCTCACTTCTTGTCTTAATCTATTAGGCTGATAAGAAGGAGTTACGCCTAATGCGTTCATCATTTCCTCTTCTTGTTCCATAAAATCCATTTTATCTGCTGAGAAATAATTATAAGTGCCAATAAAAGGATCAACATTAAATCCTACTAAAGCCTCAGCCGCAGGTCTAGCAGAATTAAATAAGAATCCTCTGTCAGAATCAGCATTTTTTAATGTTCTTCGGTAAATGACATTAAATGGATTTACCACATCTTGAGATCTAAATTTAGGTTTTTCATAAAAATCGTTATCTAAATACGCTATAGCCTTTCCTCCTAAGTCAAGCTCTTCTAGCGTACTACCAATTAAGGGGACTGCATATAATTGCTTCGTAAATAACATAATCTCTTTAAGAGAATCCATCACTTCCTTTAAATCTTCATCATCTCCCTTTATTAACCTGAATATATTAGCTGTCATTTCAAATAGTATGTTTACTAAAAACCCATTTATAACAAAGCTTCTTACATCTTCTGTCCTTGGGACTTGACTTGAAAAAATAGACCTATATATATTTCTAGTGCTTTGAGCTAGTTTATTTTGTTGTGCAAAAATTGCACTACCAAACATAAGAAAAGTTCTTACTAAAGGATTCTTAGAACCTTGCAATTGAGTTCTTTCTGTTTCCCTTCTAGTTTGCTGAGTAGAGTTATAGTCGTTAAGTAATCTAAGTGCATCACTTTTATTCATGCCATTGGCAATATTTCTTTTGTAGTTGATCATATATCCAAGAACACCAAGAACATCACCAATAGTTGTTGGTGCACCTTGAACGGCAGCAAGCTTTGCAGCACCTCTATCAGCCCTAGTAAACTTTCTTCTTCCACCTCTTAATCTAATTCCTGTTCCTGATTCCAAACTATATACCTCACCTTTAAGTGCCTGCTTCCAACGATCTTTAAAATCAGGAGAAGCTTCAAGGGCTTCAGCAATAACACCATCTTTGCCTATCAAATCCTTTCCTAGTGACGCATACATTCTTGCAGCATCAATTAAAAACATCATTAAATCTACTCTTCTTCTAATAATTGATGGCACTTTTCCTTTGTAGTTCTCACCAAAATAATCATATTTAGGGAAAGCCTGAATAAATGATATAGTTTGTTTCGCAATCTGTATAGTTTTGAAACCTAAAACAACCCTAGTCATATTACTTAGCAATCCTCTAAAAGGAGCAAAACCTTTATATGCATCTACACCAAGTGAATTAGGCGATAACTGTTTAAGAACAAATGCTCTAATTGCATTATCAATATAAAGATTTTTAAGAAGGATTTTAACAGCAGGTATTTCAAAAAAAGATTGAAGTTCTTTAGCTCCCTTTGCATAAGCCTTATATCCCTCCATGGTATTTATATACCTGTCAAGTTTTGTGAAAAAATCTATATCTGTTAAATCAACATCTGTTTCTTTATCTGTTCTTGCTTTCCAATATGGAGCTGTTTCTGTGTTGAAAGATTCAGAGAAATTTCCATCTTTTGTTAATTCGCTATATTTTTTACTATCTTTTTCTGTACTTAATGTCGTTAATGGGAAATAATTTTCTATTGCTCCTAAATTATTATAGTTTACTTCAGAATATACTTCATTTATACCATCATAGTATTCATTACTTAAAAAGTCTACGATAGAATCGGCAAATGCTGTTAATTCTTTTCCAAGATGTTTTTCTATAGCATCTATTTTATCTTGAGTAAATCCTTGTTTCTCAAGTTTTTTCTTTACATTTTCATTTTTCCAATACGCATATATGGTCATAAGCTCACTAGGACCAAACGTACCTATACTTTTGCCCCCCAAAGAACTAACGATACCATCTATTTCCATGCTACCCTTTCTTTGTGCTATAACCTGAATAGCTTTGTATCCTTTTAGCGTTACCCCTGTCTTTGACTTATATTTAGCACCTATGTTATCTACTATTGAATTTAATTTTTTTTCCATAGCCTGCAACCCTGCAAGTCTATTCGTATTCATTACATTCAACTTATCGTATATTTTTTTTCTAAATAGATTAAACCCTTTGGTAGTCCTGTCAGCTATATTGGTTAGCGTTTCAATGTTATTCATAAGATTATTTTTAAGTGATCTTATCATATAGGTATAACCACCGTATTTAAATAACTTTACATAATCACTAATCGCTTCAGGTATTTTTAGTTGTTTAAACTTTTTATATATTTCTAGTCTTTTAGCTTTTATTTGGTTGTTGTCTAAGAGATTTCCTTTATCATCAAATAACTCAGGGTTGGTTTCTTTTATTTGATTTACAGCTTCTGCTTCTTCCTCTAAACGCTTTTTAGACTCAATAGACTGTATATCTTTTAAAACTTGTATACCTTCTTTTTTATTACTTTTTAAACCATTATATACCTCAATAACCTCCTCCAAAGTCATATTGTCTATGTTGTTAAACATTTTATATGCCAAGAAATCATTATATATTTTAATCTCTTTTGGAGTTAGTTTTTCTTCTTTGTCTACTTTTTCTTGTATTTGATCATTTAAATATTGGTTTTCATTTATGGCTGCTGCCAACGCATCTATTTTTATTTGATCTCCACTAGTTAATGTTTGAAAAATATCTTTTGCACTTTTAAAGAAACTTTTGGCATCCTTACCAATTTTTGCTTTTCTTGTAGAGCTATCTTTTATAAGTTTTTTTATTGACTTAATAGTCTTTGCTTTATCGGATGCTCTCTTTTTTCGTATAGCATTTAATATTTTTTCTGTTTCTATTTTTACATTAACCATCGTTAATGATCCAATGCTTTTTATAATATCATTTAAAACTTTTCTTTCATCTTTACTAAGCTGTAATGTTGAAACATTAGACAAAGCCATTCTTTTCATTTCTTGAATAACTTTAGCTAAGTCTTTTGTCCCTTTTACTCTATCTCTAATACTCTTTCTGAGGTTATTTATTTTTTTCTGAAAAGTAAAGTTACCCTCTTTTAGATTAATCGATCTATTAAACCCATCAATTAATTGCATCTTTACTAGTGCATTTTGCTTTTTAAATATAGGATTAGATTTTAATATTTTTATACCCTGCTCCCTTACTTTTGTTACAGATGCTTTTTTATTTTTATTAATAAATTTATCTAACTCTTTCTTTACTTCTTGAAATAGCTTAACAGCACTTTTTGCACCATCAGCAACCGTTTGAAACTCTACAGGAATTTTAGTAAATATGTCAAGGTTTATTTCTAAAGCAGCATCTATGTCTTTTGCTTTAAATTTTCTATCAATAAGAACTTTTCTTATTGCTGCATCCGGGATATCTTTACTTCTACCGTATTTAATGATATCATACATTGAATCACCATCAGGAGCTGTCATTAATTGCAATGCATCATTAAACGCATCTACGTTCTCTTCAAATAGTTTTTCGCCTGACAATAAATCAACAGATACAGCCTGAACAAATTCATCTAATGTAACGTCTTCAAGTTGTTCGGCGGTATACTTAGATATACCCATTAACTTCTTTACATTTTGAAATAGGTCTTTTAAGAATTCTTTAAAGCCTTTTCTTTCTGCGGAAGCCTTAACAAAAGATTCACCCTTATCCCCTATTGCAGTAGCTAAAGCTTCTTCATAAATATATGTATTTATCTGCTCATCAGTAGCACCATTTTTTCTCATCTGATCGGTCACCCTTTTATAATCAGAACTTTGTTTTACGGCATCTACATAAGATTTCCCTTCTTTACTTTGTATAAGATCCATTCCTTTATTGTATAATAAAGGTTTTAGTTTCTTAACTACGTTTAACCATATATGTCCAAATTCATGTAGTGGTGTGTTGAAATTTTCAAAAGCAGGATTTAAATATAATTTTCCATTATATATAGCACCATAAATTTTTTGATTCTTAGTAGAAAGTTTTTTAGCATTCAAGTCATTAACTAACGCATCAAATTCCTCTTGAGTTGTAGAAACCCCTACACTTGGAAATGCTTTTGTTAGCCTATTTACAAACTTTTCGTAAGCAGTTGCAACTTTTTCTGTTATCTCATAAGCTGTACTAGTTGTTACCATTGCAGATTGCCCTGCATATCCTATGGCTTCTGATCTAGTAAAGTCAGTTAATTCTGAAAGCGGACCTAATGATTCTTCAATTAATGTTCTTGTAGCTGTTAAAGATTTTGTTTTTAATATTTGCTTTAAAGCATCAGAAACTTTTTTTCTATCCTTATCTTTTAATTTCTTTACATCACCTTTCAATAAAGTTTTTACAATATTATCTATTGCATTTTTTCTCTCTTTTGGTTTAAGTGATTTATCATCAGTCTTTCTCTTTGCTTCTTTTATCTTGTTGTATACATTAGACTCAGACTCCGTTGCGTCTCTTTTTACATCTCCTGTTCTTTTTCTATCTAAACCTAAAGATCTTTCTTCTAGTTCAGAGAAATACTTATCCGTAACGCTATAGTATGGAACGGACTCTTCCATAACACCAATAGCTCTACCTCTTATGTATATAGGGTAATTATTATGTGTATCTAAACCTTCTTCTATTTGCTGTTCTGTAGATATTTTTGCTGACTCTATTATGTCTTTTATTCCTTGGTCGTATTGTTTTTTGTTTATTTCTTTTCTATCAAGCTTAGCATCAAGTTCTTTTTTTAAATCGCTAACTTTTACACCATCCTTATTTGTTATTTCAAGAACAGTTGTCATTGTTCCAACAGGTTGGTCTTTTATAAACTGCTCACTATTTTCATCAACTAATGTCTTCAAAGAAACGCCTAGGTTCTGAAGCTCTTTTGAAACTTCTGTCCCTGCATCCATTTCTAAATCTTCAGCGAGTATACTCTGCATTGCAGCAGCTCTAGTTTTTACACCTTCGTTTTCTTGAAGTAATTTAAAGAACGATAATGTATCGTTGCTTTTTTCTAAATGTTTCTTTGCATTTTTTACATTTTTATCTGTTGATTTTGAGATATGGTCTTTGACCAAATTCCAAATTTCTGCCTTTTTTTCTTGAGGAATTTTTTCATCTAACGCATTAGCCGTTTCTATGTTTGAATATATTCCTCCATCACCCATATTATAAACTACGGATGCGTCACCATTCATAGCACCCCTAATTATACGGTTTGCTGCTTGCTCCTTAATAGAAGCCCAAGCAACTTTCCCAAACATACCATCCATTAATGGGAAGAACGATCCCCCCATTTTTTTATATTTATTGGTTTTTTTATTATATGGCTTACTAGGATCTTCTAATTGAACTTTAAGCTTATCTGCCATTAAAAGATTTAATTTTTTACCAATTATATCTTTTAATTTAAAACCCTTTACCTTTTCAATTAAGCTTTTATTTTCTTTAAAATCAACAGGTTTTGGTGATACATCAGGTTCTTCAATTTCAAATGCTTCTTCAGATTCTTCTTGCTCGTCTAGGTTGCTAAATGTTTCTATAGCCTTTTCCTTTAACTTATCTTTTCTTTCGTCAGCAGTACCTTCTTCAGCTAATTGAAACTGAGGATCTTCAGACTTTATAAGATCTTCTAATCTTTTTGCTTCTTCGTCGATAAATTCTTGTGTTTCATCTACATCTGCTGATGTTTCTAATATGGCATCATCTTTTATGATGTATTGCTCTTCAACTGTACCTCTTGCATCACGAGTAATTAGTTTCACAACCTGAGCATCCGAATCGTCAATTAGTTTCTCCTCTTGCTTTTTTACCTCACTTAAAGGTTGATTTGTATCTTCAACTTTTACCACGTCAATCGTAGTGCCGGGAGGAACTGTGAATTTTTTTAATGGCTTGTCTCCTTTGTAATCACTAGCTAATTTCTTATCAGCAGCAGCAAATTCACCTTTCTCTATTTTGTGTGCCGAAAAAGGCTTACCATCTTTTATTTTAGGCTGCATACCCTTAAATAAGGTTTGCTCCTCAGTAGTTGTTATTTGTTCTCCCGGAGTCTTAGCTTGTTCAAGCTCAACTTTTGCTTCAGTTTTAAGTGGTTTCTTTATTTCTTTAAATTGACTGCCATCTTTTATTATTCCTGCCCCCCCTAACTCTATATAATTTGACCCTTCATCAAATTCTGTCTTATTCTCACCCCCATCTGTTATTTTTCCTACCTTAACAAAACCTTTTAAAACTCTTCCATAACCTTGAGCAAAACTCATAGACTCAGAAATATAAGTTCCGCCGGAAAGATCATCTTTTAACTGCTCTCTACTTGCTTTTGTTCCATGAAACATGACTCTTGGCATCATGTTTTTGTCTGTCATTACTGTTACATTGTTTTCTGACAATATTTTTAATCTGTTTTCTTTAGTTTTTTCATTAGTTGGTAGATTATCATATTGTTCTTTTGCTTTCTGCCAATCCCCGTACTTATCTATAAACTCATCAGATGTTATCGTATCAATTATATCTTGAGATGTTATATCTTCTTTATTATCCTTAATATCTTTTATGTCTTTTTTATTACTTTCCGCTATTTCAGGATTTTCACTTTTAGATAATTTTTCAGCAACTTCCAACCCTTCGTTAATAGATTTCTCTATATCTTCATATGCTACAGTTTCTTCAGGGTTTATTTTTTGTTTTCTTTCTTCTTGTATTTTTATATCAGGTGCAGCTTCTTCAGTTACTTTTTCTTCAACCTCTACTTCAGGTGCAGCTTCTTCAGCTACGTCTTCGGCAACTTCATTTACTATTTTTTGGGCATCTTGATTTACTTCTTTTTCTATTTCACCAAACTTAGCCTTAACATCATCAGTTTGCCCTGAAAGCCAATCTTTGTAAGTGTCTGCAAATTGCTGACCTGCTTTTGTTGCACTACCAAATAAAACACCCATTCCAAATGTAGATAATCCAAATTCCAAATTTTGATCTAACTTCCCGAATCTTTCAACCCAAAGGTCTTTTACTTTCTTTAAATCTCCATCTGATTCATTAATTATATTACCTAACTCGTTACCATACTCCTCAGCCATTTCACCCAATCCTGTGCCTGTTCTTTGTGCAGCAGCAGCCAAAAATTTATGTGCTTTAGATGCATTTTTGCCAAAAGCTTTGAGCATTGTCTGCATATATAAATTTCTTCTACCTACAGCAGAAAGTGCTTTTGAAAATGTTTCACCTAAAGCACCTGATAAGAATGAAGCCTCATCTTTAACTGCTTCATCTCCAAAAAATTGTGCAGCTTCGTAGGTTATACCCTGCTCAGCAGCACCTAATAAAAATTTACTAAACCTGTTGGTATCTTTTAGTTTATCAAAAGCCCTTCCTATTTTTGTTATATTTTTTAAACCCCTAACAGTACCACCTGCAAGAGCAAAATCTTTCATCATAGCTAGGGTTGTGCCTGTCATAGACCCGGCTTTTTCGCCTGTAGTCATATCAAAAGATGACTCTAATGCTTTAATATTTTCTTCTGATATATCTTTACCTACATCAGCTTTCTGTAGTACGTCGAAAATAATACTAGACTCTTCTTGCTCTGTAGTAGATAAACTTGCATCGCTAATAGTAGAAGCAAAGGATTTACCAAATTGACTAAAAAAATTATCTTCTTTTAATGCTTTTCTGTTTAATAAAGCAATTGGTGTTAATGCCTCAAGTTTTTTATATGCCCTAACATATCTTCTAATAACAGGACTAGCCCCTGATATGTCATCAATAAGTGGTATAGTAGAAAGAACCATATCTGAAGCTCTCATCGCATCTCTAGCTTCATCATATTCTAATACCGCAGCATCATAATAGTTGAGGAACTTTTCATAAGGAGTCTCACCTTCTTGCTTTTGCATTTCAGGTGTACTTACGTAAATTTCTTTAGCTGCTTCAACAGGTTTAAAAAAAGATTTATACTTAGTTTGTAGTTTTAATAAATTTTCTTTTAGTTGTTTGTTTTCAGGATCTTTAGATAATTCAAATCTAGCCTTCTTTATAGCTTCTTGATTTTCATTAAGATATTGTTCTTTGATTTTTGTTAGACTTTGTTCATACCCTTCTTTTTCTTTAATTGCATCACTAAGAGCTTTTTCAGAATTTCGAAGCCATTTGTTTTGTTCAGGGTCTTTATATATTTCTATTCTTTCGTCGACGTTTTTTATATCCTGCAACAATTTATACTCACGTTTATCTGATTCACCTAGAAACCCTGAAGCCATTTCATACCTCATGTCTCTAATTTGATCTTTATTTTCGTATATATTGTTATCAATTAAAGACTGATCCTTTTCTTTAACTTTTTTTACATAGTCTAAATTTTCAAATTGTTCTTCAGGTATAGTTGGTGCTTCAAATTGTTGTTCTGTTTCCGGAGCAGTTATAGGCTCAACAGACATTGGATCAAACCTACTTTTTTTTTGTGGTGGTTGTTCTTGTTTTTTCGGAGGATCTATAGTTTCTCCGACAAGCATTATATCCTCTTCACCTGATGATGAGTCCGAAGAACCATTTCCTTCCTGAACTTGCTCTGTAATAGATTCCGTAACCTCCATCTCTCCATTTGATTCTGAAGAGTCTTTTTTTTTTAAACCTACATTATCTTTCCACGTGCCTAGATCACTTTCTACAAAACCATTTTGCGACAAATACGAATGCACATTATCCTGTACATTTTCTTTTGAAGCAATATTGTTTTTCCATGTTTCAAAATCACTTTGAGTTTTATTATCAGCAGTAAGCTGATTCCAAATGTTTTTTAATCTTTTATCGTCCATGTTGTTCAATTAACCCATATCCATTTCTTCTGTCAATTTGGTAGCTTGGGCGTTTGTTAAATTTCTTTTTATAAAATCTAATAAGTTACCATTTTCAGATGATATTTCAACAGATTTCTCACCTGACTTATCACCCCTTGGTTTTATGATCGCTTTCCATCCCGACCTACCTGACATTATTTTTATATTTGTTTTAGGTAAATCTAAATATTTTGCTAATGTTCTTTGCAATACAGATGTTGCTGCTTCTTTTGAAAGACCCGTTACATCGTATTCTTCCTTCGTCATAGATCGAATAACCCGATCTTTTGGCATCGTTCTTAATGGCTTGTCATCTAATACATTAGATAGTTTTCTATTTGGATCATATCTATTGCCTTGTAATACCCTTCCATAATCTTTTTGGAAAGTCTGAGGAACAAAATAATTACTGTATCTTCTGAGCCACACTTCTTGACTTAATTGGCTTCCATCTTCATCAAAAAAGCTCATAAATTCAGGCTGCTCTCCTGTTGTGTATGTTAATTGTACACCCTTTGGTGTTCTTAGTATAGATTTTATTCCTGCGTTAAGACCACCTAAATTTGTTTTTGCTGTTGATATCTCCTCAGAAGTTCCATACCACAGGTTAGAAATAGATGTTAAGAAATCGCTAGCATTAGCACCCCCCGGAGATGGCTTGGGAGGAGGTTTTGGAGTCACAGCTCTGATTCTCCCCGTTTCATCTACATCAACTGTTCTATCTATCTTGCTTCTAAGCTCTGTTCTTATCTTGTTTTCGACTACTTCTTCTTGCTCTTTTGTTATATCTGCTTCTAATTGTCCGTTAGAGTTGTAGAAAACCTTAACCCTATCACTACCCTTGCAGTCTTCTCCCGGATCGCATACGGAATATTCGTTTCCTGTATTAGGATCTTTACCTACATAATCCATAAGTAATGACCTTAGGTTTTGAGGGTTGCTCATCATAGATTGAATGTATCCGTTTTCAGCAGCTAAATAATCTTTACTAATTTTCTTTAGTTCATCGGGAACATTTACATCTGCACCAACCTTAGTTATATCTTCAACAGTAGTTATTGTTCCGGCTTTTTGGTAGTTGGCTAATTCCCTAAATACATATTGGAACTCCCCTAAGCCTGTTGCAATATCAGTTATATTTTTACTTGCATCATATATATCAGGACTGTCCATATATATATTAGCTATTGCTTCCATACTAGCCGTATCATTTGGATCTGTACTATTTACAAAGCCACCCTTCCCATCAGGCACTAAAACATTAGCAACGACGTTACCATTATCCTGCATTACTAAACGCATGCCGTTGAGATCAGTAAACTTATTTATTTTATCTAAATTCTGTTGGGTAAATTTACTCATCTTACCCTCCTCTGACTGCTTCATAAGAACACCATATTGCTGCTGAATATTTTCAAATAGATTCATAGCTTTGCCGGTACTTTGCGTAGCCCTTTGCAATATCGTCATATATTTTTCTCTGCTTATCTCTCCCCTGTCATACATCCTTTTGAAATTGCCGATCTTTGGAACAACTTCACCTTGTGCGAACTCCATTGCTCTTGTATTCCATTCGGTATTAGCACCTAAAGGAATATCTATGTTTGTTGCTACCTCCGTTAAATCTTCAACAGCCTGAGCCCTACCTTGTTTTCTTTGTTGTGCACCAAGAATTTTATCAGAAAACCCTTTACTTACTTCAGCCCAATCTACCTGACTGTCTGCACCTCTTTCTACATATCCAAACTTACTTGCCATATATTATAATTAAAAACCTGTGTTACTACGTCCTCTAGGGTAATCCAAAATATTCGGGTAAAGTGAAGGCGTGCTGCTATATTTAGGTGTCATTATATTAGGCATCAATTGTAATTCATTACCCTGCCCAAAATCAGCTCCCTGAGTAAAACTAAATATTGGATCGTAAGGGTTAAATTGAGTTGTACTAGGCACTATAGGTGCTATAGGTGATGTCTGCATAATAGAAGACTGACCGGTATTTGTTACCCCCATTGCTGCAAGTTGTGCCGCTTCACGTCCTGCACGTCTATCTGCTATGTTGGCTTTTATTTTTTTTGATAGCTGTCCATCTGACTGATCCATTCCTAATGCTACCGCAGATCCCGCAGTACTAAGACCTCCCTCTACCCCTTCTTTAATTTGTCTATCAAGATCAGACATATATAGCTCTTGTCCTGCTTTTTCTTGAAGTTCTATGCCTGCTAATGCATCATACTCCTGTTCTTTAGAACGTGCTTTTAATAGATCTAAATCATAAATATCCCCTGCCATTTGAGATGCTATATTTGCGTCTATCGCTTGTTTTTGAGAATAAACACCACCTATTCTTCCCGCACCTCTATCTGACTCTCTAAGTGCTTCTATAGCCTGTGCTGCTGAAACATTTGCAGCTTCCTGCTGCCTAATATATGCTTCCTTTGCTATAGCCATACCTTCAAATGCGTTTTTCTTTACAAGTTTTTTAGCATTTGCCATAGCCCTTTCTGCATCCCTCTCTGCTTGTTTCCTCAATGATGATGCTTGGTTTGCCTGCTCAAAGTTTTTATATGCTCCATAAGCCATTAAACCTATCTGAATTGCTGCTCCTATCGCCATAATAATATTCTTTGTGATTTAGCACAAAGATAATAAATTTAAGGGAAACTTTTCATAACCTCTGACTCAACAGCAAATAACTCAACTTTTGTATTCTTAGAATAACTTAAATCAAATACTGCATAGTGCCCTAATACACCGTGAGATTCAGCAACTGAGTTCTTGATAAACAAGAAGGTCTCTACGTTTGTTGGTATTGGCGTAGTCCCGGCAGGTGATGTGCTTATAACAACATTATTAATACCCCCTCTAAGGTTTACGTTAATAGCTGTTACGTTTCCTGCATACACAGGCACATTACTGCTTGACAAAAAGTAAAAGTAGTCATCAACACTTAATATATTACCTATCTGAATTGTTGTTGCGAAGTTTATTGTAGCAGCCCCTGAAACAATAGCTACTGTCGTACTATTACCTATACCGTTTAAGGAACGCAATGAATTTTCAGGTAAAGCAGCAGGTGTAGAGCCTAAGCCCTTATTCCTAACAAACGCAAACCAACTCTGCTCTTTCTTTTCAAAATAACTATAGTCTACGAATCCTGAATCTTGTATATCAGTTTTAAGGGTAGCTGCCCAAGCATCATCTCCCTCTAAATTAAGCGTTTTAAAGAGCTTATTCTCTAGTGGTGACACATTGAATACGCTTTCCATAGTAGATGGCTTAAACGCCTCAGATGCAGTACCTACTTGAGTCCACCATTGTGAATAGAATGTATTTCTACTCTCGTTCACATTATGACGGTAAATGTTACCTCCCTTAAAGGTATAAAAATATTGATTCATTCCTATCATCCAATCAGGAAAATAAGTATAGAAGGATGGAAATCCCTGTACTCCTTCGTCATATGTTAGTGTATAATTTGGCATATCTTAACAGTTTGTTTTAGCTATTATTACTCCGTTTGCATCGACCTCAATATATTGAGTCGCACTTATTTTATAAAACCCTTGAGCTAGTACATTACTTCCATATGCATCTGAGAATACCCAATCATTAACAGCAGGAGTTCCTGATGTTCCTGATACAGGAGCATTATATATTGATGTATTTATTACACTAAATCCACACGCCTGTGCTTTCGTGTTACCCCTAACTGATGATAAAAAACTTGTCAGTAGAACAGGACACTCAACCTCCACAGTAAATGCCGTTGAAGAGCAAGTACCTACCATATCAATATTTATATTGTTTGGAGACGCAGCAACTTTTGGTATCACCATAACACAAACTCCCGGGTCTGAACTTGATAAACTTATTTCGCCTGCTTGAGGAGTTACACTTGTTGTTGTTCCCGTATTTTGAAATCCTACTCCATTTTTATACTTATACTTAATAAGGTTGCTATATGTTGTCCCTGCTGAAAGGCAAGCATTTGCTGTACCAAGATAAGTGTATCCACCTGATACTGTGCTACCGTGATACCCATCCACAGGAGAACTTAGCTTATTATACAGAACACCATTATATGTAGCTCGTATGCCATCAGGGATTAACACAGGAGTAAACTTAACGATAACAGCACCCAAAGTAGCTCCTAAATCAACATTAAGTTCGTATACACCATTGTTTAGCGAGCCTGTGCCTATAGGACTACCACAAGGAGTTAAGCACTCCGGGCAGTTTTGTATAGGTCCTAATATTCCACTAACCTGTTCTCTGCTTATACCACTCCCATCAGCATAGAATCCATCTGCACTAATAATAGTTAATGCAGCATTGTCAAATACTGTTGTTGAGTTTTCTAGTGTTGTTCCGTTTAAGTAATGTATCGCCATAATTTAATTATTTTAACAATTGCAGCACGAGTTTTCTATTGTTGCTCCAAAACATAAATCATCCTGAGTTGATAATCTGTAATCCCAAATCAAGTACAAATAAGCTCCTGTATTCGGCATTGTAAATGTAGAAAAGTATCTATCAGGTTCGCCTGTAGCATTTATTGGAGCAGCTGTTGTAGCTGCTGCAAGTAGTGATTTTATATCTGCAACATTATTGTAATATCTTGTATTACTTCTTAAATATCTGAAGTTATTTACATTTTTATTAAATACAAAATCATCAAAGTTAATCTTATTAGATATAATACTAACAGTAGCTGAATCAGCAGGAATTACACCTGCTCCCTGAAGCCCTGTTATTTGGTCATAATCAGATATTACAAACTCAGTTGTATTGTTATTGTCGAAAGAAACTAATCGTGAATGTAATGGCGATACAAATGCACCATCAGTCCAACTATATTCGCTGTGTATGTATTTGTCATTATCCGCATCGCTTGTAATAGATACAGGAATAATAGTAATAGTTTCTGCGACAGGACACCCAACAGTAATTCCTCGTATATAGCTTTTATTTGTCGAAGAATTTCTAACTACCAAAGAAACCTTTTGGTCAGCAACAGAACTTTTCTGAATAGTTATTGTAGCATCCGCAGGAGGGTTGGGGCTATTGTATGTGGTAGTAGTTCCTGCATATGTATAGTCTATACTAAATGATTGATTGCCCGAAACTGATGAGTCTATATCTATAACTATATTGACATCTCCAACTAGGTCTCCTACATCAACGCAGAAATCATAAGGTTTAGCCACATCTACAACTATATTACCTACTATTACACCACAGTCTATGCAATCTATATCAACAGGTTTAACAATGTCATTTGAACTAAGAACATACTCATCCATATACGGGTCGAATCCACCTAGCTTTTGAGTCTCAAATGAATCTATAAATAAATCTCTAAACCAACTACGCATACCTTGTTCAGATATAACAGTCAGCTTTTCATTCTGAGCTGCACTACCTTTAAGCTGTATTACAGCACCACGCTTAGCATCTGTAAAGTATTTATCTGCACCCCATTGTACAAAACTCTCAGGGTTATTAGATATACCATACTCTTCTGTACGAGCTACTTGCTTGCCTAATACTTCAGGTACTGTAACCAATGCACTACCACCTGTAGCACCTGTTATCATTTCTTTGCCTTGAAGGACATATGATATTCTGTCTTCCTGTAGTGTAAGTATGTCAGTCTCTCTGCCAAATAGTTTTTGGATAGGTCCAAATGTACGTTCAAGTGGTTTAAAGTTTAGTAATCCTAAATTAAACTCATTAAGTTTATTTATATTATTCTCTTCGTTATATACACCACTATATGTCAAGTCAGCAAAACGATGTGCTTCTTTATATTCTTGTTCATCTGTGGTGTAAACCCTGTTTCCAAGGTTAAATGTTTTACCTACAATTGAATCTCTTATCTTGTAACTCTCAGCACCATTTCCAAATGAATAGCAATTATAAAAATCTGTATTAACTATGGCAGATTGAGATGCAGTTTGTGTGCGAATATTTCCTTGGTGAAATCCATTTGAGTCAATTGTATATGTATCTGCGGATTCAAACCAAACATCAGGTAACGCATCTTGAGGCTCTGATTCAAATATAACAACACCATCAGCTCTATATACATCGATTGTTGCTATTGATATTGACTGCTTATCCTTTCTATCTCCGCATTGTTTAGTTCCTACCATATTTAAGACAGCAGGAAAAGTAGTTCCGTTTCCTTCTACATACCAAAATATATTTCTAGATAATCCTGTTTTTAAAGGAGATGTTGGAAATAAATAACTATTAGCATAATATGCTCTTTTTATAGTAGAAAACTCATTTCTATTATTAGGGTCAGTTGGAAATTCTGCACTATCCAATACTCCTTGAAAATTCTCTCCTATAAGAAAGTCAAACATATTATCATAATTCTTTGATGCTGTCATTTGTGCAGATAACTCCATTCTTATAGGGGAACAATTACCTTTTCCGTTTCTACCAAAATTTAATGTTATAAATACTCTCGAGCCCAAAGGAACAGTATATTCTACATAATTTCCTGAGCTATTTAAAACAGACATTGGGTATTGAACGCCTGCATAAACACCGGGATTATCACTAACAGTAGAGTCGGGGTAAGTCCCAACAAATCCCCATTCTGAATTTGAACCAAATTCTCCTCTTTGTTGACCATACAATACAGAAGAATTTTCTTGCTCAGCTATGTTTATAGAGTTAGTTCCTATCTTCATATAAGAACCTACTAAACTTCCTGTTTCAATTTCATTCACTGCGTATACTTTCTTTTCCAATACAGTCACATAAATACAGCTTGTAGTTGCACCTCCCGAATCTTTTTTAACAATAAGTCTATCTCCTACCTCTATTTTTTGAGAGTTCTCTCCCTCTAAAAGAAAATATGCATAATTTGCATCAGTAGTTCTGTAATATATGTTGCTATATATTACATCATAATTTTCCTCGTCAGGCTTTATAACAAACTTATAATTCGTAGCCCATTCAGGAGCAATTTGTCTTGGCGGTATATTTACCTGTATAGTGTTTCTAGTTGAAGATGCACTACAAGGAACGTGAAGTGAATTGTTATTACTAACGAGTGCTGTACTTGAACGACCATAATCATCCATATAAACTATTCCCGTTTCATACCCTCTATTACTATGAAGACTGCCTATGGTAGGACTTGTTCTAATAGTAGAATTTATAAATGTTACTTCATAAAATTCATATATATCTTCTGATGTGTTAGTACCTACAGTTACGTTATCTACAAAACGCATATAAGGTAACTTAAATATTATAGAATCTTTTAATAAGCCGGTGCTAAATGCTGTAATACCTATCGGCTCATTTTGCTCATACCCTGTAACACCAACAAGGTCTGCTCCGCTTGTAGCACTAGCGTATTTTTTTACAGAGCCGCTTGTAGTAGGAGAAGGTAAGCTAGCAGGTATAGCACAATTAAAAATATCCGTAAATGTATTCCCATCGCAAGATTTATCTCCTGTAGGAGCATATACAGGTTTAATATTTCTTGGACTAATACTACCTACTTTATTTACAAATTCATCACTTGTTGCTAGCTCATATACGCTATTATAATTACTAGTTAAAGTAATTGAAAAAGAAATATCTAATTCACCTGTTTGCGATGTTGGCTGAGGATTACTTGATGGAGCAAATCCAACTCCTGATGATACATCGCTGTGTTTAAAACTTAAATCAAAAGTTAATGTATTTCCGGCTTTAAAATCTTTTACAAAACTTGATAAGTTAATAGCTCCTGAACCACTTGTTGTTACGGTAATACCCCTAGATGGTATAGTGTAGGTAGTAGCAAGCTCACTTCCCTCTACTTCATTTTCATTTATATTTTCACTTAATAATCCAACTGTGTATTCTATTTGTGTTGGCACACCGTTTCTTTCTAAATTATATCCATCTATATAGTTACCATATATAAGTCTATTACCCATTATTGTTTGGGCTAAAGCAAAACGTGGTACATTGTCATATATTCTTAGTATCTCAGAATCAGGTAATATTGTAAATATATTACTGTTTGTAAATGTATATGTTTCAGTTGAGTTATCTGAAAACCCTCTATCTGTTTTATTAAATTTATCTATAACTTTTATAGTGCTGTTTTGAGCTTCTTTAAATAATAAATCAATACTTTCAACTAAAGGACCACCCGTGTTATAAGATACTAATGCTGAATTATAAAAGTTTGTCATACCCTCATTCAAATTACTATTTGGTGTGTAATCAAAATTTTTAGGAACAAACGCAGGGTCTGAAAATGGAGATGTTGCAGAATATTCTCCATCAGCATATCTATACCTATATGCAAAACATATAAACCTATCTTCTAAATAATTATCTTCTGCTAAAGGTATTTGTTGCAGCTCAATAGTAGGTGCAAATAATGGTGGTCTTTTTATAACCAATAACCTTTCAGCTAATAGTAAAGGATTATTTCCAAAATCTACTATTCTAGGTGCAGATAATACAGGATTGTCGTATCCGCTTTTTATATTAATAAATCTTGGTGGATTTATATTGTCTGTAAAAAACAATAAATTTTCTACTAAATCTACACCTGTAATTAAATATTTTGAGTCAAAGTTTAATGTTGTGTTTACATTTCCACCATCGTTTACACTAATAACGTGATAATCAATTATATTGTCAGTAGTATTATACGATACTATCAAATCTATCTTTCCTGTTGGAAATAATGACGTAGGTGAACCTGAACCATCTCTAGCAAAAAAAGGGTCGTGAACAAACCAATATATAGTTTCATTAGCCCCATCTTCATATGCACCAATGCATTTAGCTTGAGTGCTTAATTTTTCGTTATTGTATTCTAACGCAGTTAGACCTAAGTTACCCTTAGTGTTTTCTATTACACCAATCTCAGAGTTTTCTGTAGACCCCATACGAACATTTATCGCATCTATATATTCGCCATCAGGGATAAGTCGTTCATCAACCGACTTATTCATTCTACCTTTTATGAAGTTTCTTGTAATATTCGCCATATTATTTTATCCACTTATCTTGACCTCTTAGATTCATTAACAATCGACCCGGGTGGATATTACTTATTCTTATCTTAGCGTTTCTTAATAAAGCAGTTTTTCTTTTCTGTGCTCTTCGTACAACGTACTCCTGCACATTAAGTTTACTATTTAATATTGCGTATTCGATATATGCATAAACATAATCTTCAAATAATTTATTTACACTAATCTTAGAGTCATCCCCACCTTCCATACCATCAGATACATACTCAAGTATACAAAGCTCTCCACTCATACCTGAGCTAAAGTTTATAACACCTGATGCTTTATCTATCTTAAATGTAGGATTTATATTTGCTGTTTCTGTATTCAAACCATATCGTGCACCGATAGCATAATCAAAATACCAATTACCTTCATAATAGTATCCTTCCATTCCATCAAATTGACTTCCTTGATTAAGGTATATACTTTTCTTTTGGTTTGTAATTCTATCTAAATCAATCTGAGAAAACTGTGGTGACAATGCATTACCATCAGAATCAAATAATATTCTATTATTATTGTCTTGTAAGTACGCAAGAGAAGAGTTTATTTGAATATTCTCAGTTAGTGGTCTAAGTAAACCATCTTTGTATATATTTACTCTAACCCAATTAACGTAGTCTGAAGGCAATATATATCGTAAAGAGTCATTCACATTCAACTCCAATACTTTAAGCTCTTTAAACGCATCGTAATTAAGTTCTTGTATTGCTCGCTTTGCGTGAAACAATACCTTAAATCTTTCCTCGTTATTTACAAGTGAATGGTTTCCATTGTACATCAACATAAAGTTGTTGACTATATCATACAAGCTGACATATTGGTATGAACCCCAATTCGCATCCTCAGGAGTTGCTCCTCCATTTTCATAATATTGATACTGTGATATATATGCCATTATTGTTGATTATCTTTTTGTTCTTCTAAATTAGCAAACTGAACTACCTGAGCTTCTCTTATCTGTATACCTGAGTATTGAAGTATCTTAATTGATAAATTTACTTCATCACTAATTGGTAACTCAAAGTCTTGATAATCCGATTGAGATTGGTCAAATACAGGCTGCCCTCCTGTAAGTGTACTATATGTCCACTTAGGGTCTTTAGGGTATCTAATATACTGACTAAATACCTGACCGGGATTGTTTATTGTTTTTGGCAATACTGTTACCGAATCAGTATTTAAAGAATACGCAGGAAAAGTTTTAGTAGGTGCAGTAAGTAATGAGTTAGCTAACATACTAATCTTACTATTTGTTACCTTCTCTGCCTCATAGTTCTCAGGTTTAAATATAGAATATGGTTTTCCATTACCCGTACCCGGGGGGAATATATTGTCTTCCAAGTTAAGTATAGTATTAGATACGTTTGTAATTGTTGTTTGTTCTAATGTATCTAAATTTACTGCTATATCGCCAACAGATACAACACCTGCAAAACCACTATCCTTCATTGTAAATGGCTGTGGACTTGTTTGGTTATTTCCACCCTTTAAAAAAGTAGTATATGCCAATACCTTATTTAATAAATAGTAATCATCTCCTGTAGTTAATTGAGATGGTGTAAGATATCTGTTAAATGCTTTTTGGTCAAAGTTTCTTATTGTTGAGAATGTATCTATAGACTCTTCAATGCCCTTTGTCATATCAGCATACTCAGACCCTGATATCCTAGCGTTCTCTTTATTAATAGCCGTATTGTAATCACTAAAGTAATTTTCAAAGATTTCTAGCTGTGCTTGCTTAGCAAACAGATTAAAATCCTGTGGAGATATATATCCATAGTTGTTCTTGTTAAGAACCGAAAAGACTGTATTTCTTACTGAGTTTATCATAATAAACTTTTGTACAAAGATAACAAAAAAAAAGAGTCCGATGAAAAATCGGACTCTTATGATTTTGAAAGTTAATTATTCTTACGAAGAGTATTCAACTTCAATTTGAGCTACTCCTGTAATAGCATACTTAGGGCTAAGCGTGTAGTAAGGATTAGTCCAACTTGTCTGTAAAGCTGATTCAATAGCATCTACGATACTGTTTAACTGCTCTTTAGTTTTAGCCGCATCTGCTGCTGTTGTAGCTGTAATCTCAAATCCTAAGACTTCAGAAGCTCCGGTGGCTTTGTGACCTACTATACCGTAAAGAATTTTAACCTTAGTGTTTGCTCCTACTTCTACTCCAAGAATGTTCTTAATTGGAATTAAGTGAAAAGCATCACTTAGACTGATTTTTAGAAATTTTTCCATAATAATAAATAATTTGTTAGTTAAAAACATCATCTTCGTGATGATGACTGTACTGCAAATATAAGTCAAAAAAAATACCCATATTTTTCAATATGGGTATCTTTAATTTATTCAAATGCTGATTATACTTCTATAAGATTTTCAAGCATTTTTAGTGAGTCAATTCCTTCATCACTCTGCAAGTATGATGTTGCTAAATACAATGGGTCTTCATTGAATGGAACAACAAGCATTCTTGTTTTGTTAAATGGCGTATTAAACCATATTTCCTTATTATTTCTTCTAAAGGTTAATAACCCTTTATCAAAGAACAGTTGTACTGTACCTTGAACCTTCATTGTTGGGTCATTAATAGCATCTAAAAAGTCACTTGGATTGCTTTTAGCAAATATTAATATATCTCTTTTTAGTTCAGCAGTAGATATATTCGATGTATCTCTACCAAACAATACACGAGATATTGTTTCTATTTGTTCTATAGATAATTTACTTGCCTCAACAAGTGCATCTACTTCAAGGTTTAATATTTCAACCTCTTCTTTTGCATCCTTAGCATCATCAACCTCTACAAATCTTTTTCCATTCATAGGATGGTAATGTAAAAATTCTTGAAGCACAGGATTATTTGCAGGAACGTAAAGCATACCATCTTCAAAAACAATTGGCTCTAAAATAAGATTACCATCTTGCTCATCCTCGAATGGGGACTTTTGGTTTCTAGCATATCTAAGTGGTCTGTTTTCATTTTTTTCTTCATCGAAGTAAAGTAATGAATAGCTCCTAGAACTTTTCGTTGGTATCATAAACGATAAGGGAGCTTTGTCTGATGTTAATTTGTAGGTTTTAGCTACAGATATTTTTTTATTTTTCATTTGATTTAATTTATAATTTTTAAAAAAAAGGGGTGATATTTCACACCCCTTGTAATGTTAGTTATTCTTAATCTTTAAAGATAAAGAAGTTGTTTGCACCCATAGTACATACAGCTCTCTCAGAAAGGAAGTGTACTTCCATTGCATCAAGGTCGCTATTCATTGCACCACCTGCTGAACCTGTAATCCACGTTTTGTAACGTCTATCTTCAGTTTCTGAAGCTCTATAACGAACGTGTAAGAAAGGTCGCTTAGCATTCTTTCCAAGAACTTGGTCGTAAACAGTAGTAGAACCCGCAGGTACTAATAATCCGTTAACTGCACCTGCTCCTGTAAGACCACCACGCATAGTTGGGTCGTTTAGGTATTTCCAATCAGTTTTGTAGAAATCGTAACCTCTACGGAATCCTGTGAAACCTAAATTTAGAGCCATATCCTTATCGTTGTCAAATAGTCCGTAAGACGTACCACCTGCACCGTAAGAATTTTGAGCTGCTAACATATCATCAATATCAAAACCGAACTCTCTGTTCAAGAATATAACATTCTCTTCTATTGAACCCTGCTTATCTAATCGTCTAATGATGTTGTCAAAGTCAGCTAATGCCGCAGGATTACCACCTGCCCATACGTTCCCTCGGTCTTCTACTGTGTAGAAAATACCTTCAGTTCCTTTGAAACCTGCTGCAACTGCACCTGAACCTGCTACTGCCGGCTCAGCTTCAATCATTGCTGTCTCTAGGTAGTCATCAAAACGTAAACGAGTTTCGTGCTCTGATTTTAAGTACCATAGGTATCCTGTAGCACCGTTTTCAGTAGTTACTTCTACCCATCCGATTTGAGCCATATCAGAACCTGATACTGCATACTTATCTTTAAGGATAATTGGAGAACATTCAAAGATGTCATCATCTGCTTCCAAAGAACCATCCATTCCGGATTGTCCTTTTTTAAACTCAGAACCGTAGATAAACATACTATATTTGTCTCCTGATGCTTTAGTCATACCTAATGCTTCGTAAAAAGCAACTTTAAATTGACCATTTGATAAACTTGCTGCTGCATCAGGACCTACATTTGTAACAATACCTTTATTAGTGGTAGCTGTAGCTGAAGAACCTGTATTTGGTGTAAGCATAACTGTTTGACCTACTCTAATAGCTATAGAACCTGCTGTTAATCCTATTGTAGCACGGTTAGGTACTAATGCATCATTAACAGTAAATACTGCTGTATCTGAATTAGCTAATGCTCCTGATGTAGTACAGTCTACATATTTAGTGTGTAGTCTTCCTTGCTCAGCCCATTTAATAAGGTCAGAGTTAGAAGGCATTTCTGCTCCTACCATTCTAAGGAATGAGGAGATTGTACGATTACCATATCTTTCAAATTCTTTCTCATAAGTATCAGGTAGATACTGATTCAAGAAATCAAAGTTGGTAATATAATTTGTTGCGAGTGGGACTTGCTGTGCACTTGGCTGCAAATCAAACCCGGGGGTTGTTTGGACACTTCCTGCCATAATTTTTCTTTTTTTTAATTTTTAAACTTATTTTTTACTTCTAATTTTTAAACCTCTACCCGAGTCGCTGCCGAGAGATTTAATTTGCATCCCGCCTTTAGAAGTCACTTCAGGTGTTTTGCGTTCAGACATATTAATGTTTTTCGTCTTACGCATCACATCGTCAGTTGCCTCTGCTTTACCTTGTTCGTAAAAGAACTTGGCAAACTTTTCAGGATTCATTGCAATAGACAAAGCCTTGTGGTATCCTACTGCATCTTCAACAAGTCCATCTTCATTCAAAAACTTTTTTAAAAAAGTTGATGTGTCAGATTGAGCTTTCTTTAGTTCAGTAGCGTCACCCGGAGAATAAGTTACTTTTTTATCGTCAAGCGTGAACTCAAAACCTTTGAACTCACTTCCGAATACATCATTAGTTTTTTTAATAAACCAATCATGCTTTCTTCGTAACTCTTCTTCGTAAGTCTTTGATGACTCTATATATTGTTTATATGCCTCAAGATCTTTTGAATCGCTTTCAGAAATAGAACTCCCACTTGACTCAAGGGGAACTCTGTACTTTTCCTTCTGCTCATTAAAATACTTCTTGGCTTTAGCAATAGTCTTTTTCCTTGCTATTTTGATTTTCTTAATGTCAGCATCATCATCTAGATCCTCATCATATGAGTACTCATCCATTAACATATCAATGTCTTCTGAGTCTAGACCTTCTTCAGTTGCACTAAGATATTCTCGTAGCAATGTGTCAGGGGTCAATTCATCAAAGTCTTTGTTTAATCTAACATAGTCATCGATTCCTCTTCCTGTTTCTTTTTTGTACTTGTAATAAGCTGCAACATCTTCAGGCATCTCTTCAGATTCCTGAGCTGCTGTAAGCTCATCAAGAGAATTTATTTCTCTTCCGTACTTATTCTTAATAAATGAAAGAACACTTTCCTCGTTTAACTCTGAGGGTTGAGTTGTATCTTCTTCCTTGGTTTCTTCTTGAGCAACAATCTCAGTTGTTTCTTCAGTTTCGACCTCTTCATTTAACTTTTCTTCGTGCTTTTCGAGTAACTCCTGTTCAACTTGTTGTACAGACTTTTCCTCAGCAACACCTACTTCTTTTACTTTAATTTCCATTTGATTTGATTTTATGCAAAATTAAACAAAAAATAATTATGTTTTTTACCTAGGATCAAACTCAGCTAGGTCAAACCCATCTAGACTATCCTCGTTAGATTCAAAGTTCATAGGTGGTAAATTATTCTTTCTTTGATTTATTAATTTTGATTGCTCAGTATTTTGTTGGCTAATCCTATCTGACTTAGCTTTTTCTCTATTATCTTCTCTACTTTGAAGCTGTTGTGATTCCATACCTCTAATCTGCATATTTAAGCTAAACTCTTTATCCATTAATTGAGATTTAAGCATTGCTTCATTTTTCATCTTTTCAATATCAAATGCTATTTCTGCTTGCTTAATCTGCATTGTAGATTGCGTTTCTGCTTGAAGTTTCTGCATAGATGCTTGAGCAGCCATCTGCTGAGATTGCATTTGCTGCTGAGCCTGAATAGCCTGAGCCTGCATCTTCATTTTTTCCTCTCTCTCTTGTTTAGCCTTACGTTTTACTTTTAGTAACTGATTAGCTAACTTAATATTTCTAATCTCACGAATATCAATTGCATCTTCAAGATCTATACCTCCTTTTGACAATGCCACCTGAATGTTTTGTTCAAGCATTGCTTTTTGCTCCTCGTCAGGAGAAACCTCAATAAAAATGCCAAAGTCATATAAATATAAATCATTTATATCATTTAATATGGCTACATTGTATTTACCTATTTTATTAATGAACTCATCTTTAAAATCAGAATACTGCAATACATCACTAACTCTATAGGATAAACTTTCAGATAATGATCTATACATATAAAGACTTCCATCTAGTATGTGTCTAGTTGCTGTATTTGAATTAGCTGCTGCTAGTTTCTGTAATCCAACCAAAGAATCAGGATCAGGCATACTGCCATCTCTAGCTTCATTTAGTCCCGTTACATTTCTAATTTGGTTTAGATAATGATTATAATTACCTATAAGCATTTGAGTTTTAGATGCACCTGAGTTAGATGTTAGCTGCTGTATTGGTACTCTTGCGTTGTTAAATTCACCATCGCCTGTATAGCTTCTACCAATAACACTACCTGTTTGGAAATATAGTCTTAATGCATCTTCAGGGTTGTATGCTGCTCCTGTACCTAAGTCTACTTCATTCAATCCATCAGCATCAATAAACACACCATCAGGTACAACCTTAGCAATAACTTGCTGTAGTTTTAAATGAGTAATCTGAATCAAATCAGCAAATGGTATCATACGTCTAACTAAAGACTCAATAACACCTTTATACATTCTTGGTGCTGTAGCAACGTAGTTAGGAAGTGCGTGCTGTGTAGCAGACTTTGGTCTCACCATATTCTCAGCCATTTCCCATTTAAGCATTATGTTAGTACCCATAACCATAACACCGTTATACCACACATCAATGGTCTTTTCTACTTTTTCAAATGACCCTTCCTCCATCATCTCTTCGGGTGGATTGAATTGGTCATCTTTTTCTACCATTGATATAGCTCCACTATCTTTTATCTTTTTCTTATATACAACCTTTTTAGTTGTCTTATAATTAAAGTACATTAAAGTGGTAGTGTCTCTATAAAATATATCATTATCATAATACTGAGCTACGTTGTAGTAATCATACCAAGACTGCCCATATTTAGATATTTCTTCTAAGTCTGCATTTGTTAATGTAGGATCTATTTTCTTTAGCTCAATAATAGGAACTGTTTTAATTTCACCCCAATAGAAACAATCTTTAAAGTTAGGGTCTTCGGTGTAGCTATACACAATATTAGCAGGGTCTACATATTCAACCTTTACGCCTGCCCCCGGCAAAAACTCTGTCTTAGCTACACCAATTCCTAATACAGTTAAGTCATAATCAATTCTCTTACGAATATCCTCGTAATGATTTTCGTCGAACATTGTTTCAATAGCAGTCTCCTCTGCTATTTCAATCGCAGGCTTGTAATTAAGCTGCATATACAATGATAATTCTTCGTCAGAACTAGGCATTTCTTGAGGACTCATACTAAATGGATTTATCCCTGTTTGTTCTTGTATATTTTCTAATATAGGTTTTGCCGCAATTTCTCCTTCAAGCAATTGTTGAAACCTACTTCTTCTTGACTGAGATAAAGCATCTTGAGAATATGCCTTAACTTTAAATAGTCTATCAGACATACCGTTAACAACGATGTCTACGAACTTTGGTAATATAGGGACAGGTGTCCAATCTAGGTTTAAGTATGATAAGTCACCATCTACGGCTAACTCATTTTTATATTTTCCTACAGATTGCTCACCTCGAGCATATAGTCTTAGTCTGTGAAAATCTCCCCATTGGCTATAAAATCTACATTGTCTCCCATCTTTCTTGAACCATTCATATTGAATTGCTTGTCCAATCTGCAAACCAAATTCATCAGTAGCTTTCTCGGCATCTGATACAAATTGACTAGGGAATCCTGTAGATGATATGTTTATTTTAACATCGTTCATCTAATAATTTCGCTAATATTTCCTTTATTGCTATACTTTGCAAAGTTAATCTTTATTTTTGATTGTTTTTTCTCCGACACGTATAGATGCTTTTGTGTAGCCATAATTGCTAACCCTGAACTTATAGAAGCATCAAACTTTGTTCTGTTATTTATATCGAACTTAGCCCAATCCTCAAGCGTTCTAGTAAATGGCATAGATCCTATGTCTTCCGAGTCTCTATATGTACCTTCTACATCAAACCCTACATACTTTTCTATATATGACTCAATAGCTGCTGCGTGTGCCTGCTTAACATCCTCGCTACTGTTAGGTATACCACCTAATTCTTTTTCTGTTTTTGATAACTTATTGTATGATTTGTCAGGTCTGTTTGTACAGAATCCTCTGTATCCCCTGTTCTTAAAATGATACAGTAACCTTGGCTTATTGTTCTCTATAAGTATTGGCATTCCATAAAATACGCAAGCCATCAATACCTCTTCAAAAAATATCTCTGCTGTCTGTGGTCTAGCTACATATTCCAAAAAAAACTCATTACTTGGTGCTTCATCCATATTAAATGTAGTTACCCCGTGCAATGCTCCATTAGAGCCACCACCACCTACTGTGCCCGATATGTCATATGAGTCACAACCAAACGCACCTATGTGTTCATTCCCGGGATACTTAATTCCGTTTCTATCAACCACCCTATTCTGTAAGTTCTTATTAGGTGTCCAACTTACATTGAACCTACCACGCTTATCCGGACTAAACACAACCTCACTATCCTTAACACCATTCTTCCAATGAAAGCTACCTCGTGTTATATGATGCTCTTTTATTAATGCATCGTTATAATCTATCTGCTGATATATTTTAGTTAAGTTAAATATGGATTGCTTACTTTCATCCCTAAATGCGTGTGACTCTGTTCGTGGAAACTGACGATAAAATTCGTTGAGTGCATCTGCATCGTTTTTTAATGACGATACTTCATTCTCCCAATAGTCTATAGCACCCTGAAATATCATCTCATTATCTACACCTAGCACAGACTTAGCAGGTTTCCTAAATACAGGCATCCCAAACCTATCTATGAATCCTTCCATATTCCACTCCATTGGGATGAAAAGTGAATACATACCACTTTTAGTCTGACCGTTTGAATTACGATTTAAAACATTAGAGTCATTATATAGCTTTTTAAAATTATCACCACCCTTGTTAAGTGCATTAGATGTAGAACCCATCATACACTTACCTATAATCTTACTACCTAGTCGCAAACAGGTTTTAGTTACTCGCCAATTGTTTAAAATATTATTTGGCTTTATCCACTTACCACTCTCATCGTGTACTAGCAATAATAACTTCTCACCATCATAGCTGTTATCATCTGTATTTTTCCAATCTATTGTGGTATCCAACCCAAACAACTCATCATCGCTTGTGTCGTACATATTCTTCTTGGTAATCTTAGCTGCCGGTATACGAAATGCAAGCTCTGTCTTCGGCTTGTCCATACCATCCATAATCGGTTTAAAAAAGAAAGGTAGCCTACTATTTATAGGCACAACCTTATCAGTAAACATCTTCTTAGCATCTGAACCTGTCTTTGATAATATACCAACCCTTGAATCTTTTGCAAGCGTTCCTGTATTAACACACTCAGAAGAACTCATAAACGAGAACCCCGAACGTCTTATCTTAAGATATGTCATACCGAAACTTCTTTTGTCAGCTTTACAAGCCTCCCAAAATATATAGAGTATACGATTTGCTTCACGATAGTCCGGATACCCAACATCAATAGATGTCCATTGCAGGTACATATAATGTGCTCCTGTCATATATGTAGGCACGCCATTGTTCATAAACCAATGCCCATACTCTCGTGAATCAAATTCAGATTCAATATAATCAACCCACCTATCTTTAAACTCAGATGGCTTATCATTCCATTGGAATATAGATTGAATCTTCTGTAAGTCTTTTGGTATTTCTTCTCTCTGCCAATACTGCTCCTCTTTCTTACCACTTCTTTTGTACACCTTATTAGGTAATAGTGGTAATGCTATAGGCAATCCCTGTATAGACACTACTTCACCTATCTCACCGGTCTTAGATATGATAACCATATCATACTTTTCGTCATATCCATACTTCCACGTTTTTGCCTTGTTTTTATTTTTTAAGACACTCTTTGGGACGTAATCTTCTAGTGTGACGTATAAGTTATTTTGACCTTCGTTCTGCAAATCCTTGTTTTGTATCTATCTTACTTTTACCTTTTTCAGCAGACTCTAACGCCTCCCTTTCAAGTTCTATCCTATTTAATATCTCAAACGCATCAAATATTGCTAACTTCTTTGTAGCTGCTGCATTCTTTAGTTTATCGGCAGCAAGATCATCTTCCGGGTCGTGCTTTATAATATCTTCCTTAGCAACCTTTATTAACTGCTCAACAGCTCTATGACCTGCCTGTATTATTTTTTTCTTTGTTTCCTTTACGTTCATAGGCTCATTGTTATTTGATGGTCGTATACTCTATATAGCTTTTCATCATCAACCGTAAACTCATACTCGCTATCAGGAGTAAAGCTAATTCTATCCCCGGGCTTTAATCCCATAGATGTCAGATACTCGTTAGGATATTTCATTATACCTACTAACGGCTCTTCTACACTATTCTTATATATAACAGAATCCTCTTTTTTGATAGGCTCTACAAAACAATATCTATCGTGTGCGTTCCAACCCTTATCATTCTTATACATAAAGAACTGTTCGTTGTCTACAAAAAATAGGTCATCCTTAAAAAAGCTCCTTCCGCTTTTTTGCCTACCTTTCATATCGTTATAAAACTTAAATACGTTGTGATGTACGAGTAAGGTGTCTCCTACCTTGACTCCTCCTGTGTAGCCGATTGGAAGCTCGACAACCTCAGCATATCTGTTTGAAAACATATGGTCTTCTTCAGATGTACTAACGACAAGCTCTAGTCCTGCTATCTCTCTTGTATTGTCGTATCGTCTTCCTTTTAATGGCTTTACTATAAAGTAAAACGGTGATTTCATTAAAAGTTTATGTTGTATTCAATAGATACGGGTACGGTTTCATTAAACTCTTTCCAAACAAATACTTCTTGCCCGGACTGTATCCATATCTCGATTGATTTTTTTTCTTTATTAAATTTAATTAAATGTATTGTATGACTATTATTCAGGACAGACTGACCTGTTATATAGTGCATAGCACCCGACTTATAGTCAGGACCAATAGATATCTTTCTAATAATGCCCATTAATAAACAACGCACACAACGCTAGAGCTTGTTCCGTCTCCTGCGTTTCTGTACATTCTACCTGTCGCTAGTCCTGCTGATTTAGCAGCAGCATTAGTTGCGTATACAGGAAGGGTTACTGTTGATTGAGCTAATAATGCAAGTATAGAATCTACTGTGTAGTTCTTAGTTTTATTTGCATCTTGTTCGTCAGAACCTATTAATATATCTGTTAGGTTAACTTGACCTGATATTGGGTATGTACTAATTATCGCCATTTGTTACTTTTCCTGTTTGCACGTTGATGACTGCATCATCTCCGTATTTTTCTAATAATTTTTTCTCTTCCTTAATGTAAGCAGCTTTCATTGACTCTATCTCTTTTAATAAAGCATCCTGTGCAATGAAGGTGTCAGCTATTCTGATTTTAACATTGTTATACTCTGTTACTAATCCTTGCAATAGATCTAGCTCATCTTTACTTAATTCTTTCATTTGATTATATTTTTTACAAATATAAAACTTTTTTATCTTTGCAGTATGAAGAGTCCACAAGTAATTATTTTTATAGCTTTATATTCACTTATAGCTACAGCCATTATAACTAATCTATTGTTTGTTAAAAAAGCAGAGAATAGGATTATATCACCTAAACACAATATTATATCTACCGATACGGTATATATGTCTATTGATAGCTTGGATTCTAAAAGAGATACAATTAAATTATACTATGAAACAAAAGTTAGTAATTATCATATACTTCCTTCTTCTGAACGTATCAGTCTATTCGCAAGTCGCATTAATAGATAATAACGGAGATACATTGGTTGCCATCACTCTTGAGCAGATGGATAACATATACGTTGAGCTAATCCAAAAAGATAGCCTAATGGAACAAGCTACTATAAGCTCTTCTAAGGAAGCTAAACTATATGAGCTAGTAACTATATCCGAAAATAACCTAAAGTCCTGTGAGAAGGTCTTAAAAGACGTAGGAGACAGTAATATCTATTTACTGTCTGAAAACAAAAAGAAAGATAGTAAACTTAAAAGGACTAGAAAGGTTGCCATATATACTACTATTTTTGCTATACTTAGTATCCTTCTTTAGATACATCAAAACTTGGGCAAGCCTTGTTAGAATATTCATTGTGACCGTGAACGGTGCTGCCCGGATATCTTTTCTTTAGTTCATCTATAAGCCATATAAGGGCTTCTTTTTGTGCGTGTGTTCTTGTGTCTTTAGGATTCTTATAAGACTTATCCATTCCTCCCGCATATGCGATTCCTATGCTATCTTTGTTGTGTCCTCTAGTGTGAGCACCTACCTTTGATTCGGGTCTACCTACCTCAACCGTTCCGTTCAATGTTATAAGATAGTGGTATCCTACATCTGAGAAGTTTCTAGCTAAATGCCAAGTTCTTACCTCTCCTACTGTAACGTCTCTACCTTCAGGGGTAGCTGTGCAATGCACAATGATTCTGTTTATGTCTCTCACTTGATTTGCTTTTTAATATCTTTGATTTGTGTAATGGATTCTTTAAATTTATCTATAAAAGAGTAGCCTTTTAAAACTACCCAAGATTCATCCATTGATTTTACCTCATTTAGAATGAGGACCAAAGATACTATTTTAGTTGAAAAGAAATCAAAATCTAAAATACTTTTTATTAATTCATTTAATATTAACGTATCTAAAAGAAATACTAAAATAACAACGCCCAAGTAACCTACAGTTTTTGGAACATATCCCTTTCTAAAATCTCTACTAGTTACAGGCTTATTTTGCTTTTTAGCTTTAGCTATTCCAAATGCTGTATCTAAAATTGTAGATAGACCTACTACAAGTAGCAATCCACCAACCGGTGCAAAAAATAAATATAAACTTTTCAATATGCTACTTAGAGTTATCTTCATCGTTATTCTTCTTCAGGCGTTTCACAATACTCAGGATACTGAGTACAATATGTTTTAACCCATAAATTATTATCTCCTGCGAACGTATGTACAACATCATCAGGCTCAGGATAAACAGCTTCACTTGAAAACTTATCAGAGTCTGTGTTCCATAATATATCTACACTCCATAGTGTACTTAGATTCTCGCAGTTACCTTCGTCATCGTAGGCATAGCATATGTGCCCTATCTCTGCTACAGCATTTACATCAGACGTATACGAAACATTACCTTCTGCATCAGTAGTTGTAATACTTTTCTTGGCTGTCTGCCAAGCTGCTTCATTTGTAAATTCGTATTTCTTAAAAATCATAATGTTGTTAATGTTATTAGTTCAGCATTTGTAAGTATTTCTTTAAATAAAATTAATGATTTTATTCGTTGTTTTTTACCTTGTAAGTTTGGGTCTTGTAATGCAACTGTGTCAAGACTACTTGGAATGCTTCCACTCGTGTATGTTTTCACCAAAGAGCCATTTAAATATATTTTAAAATTGTTTGCTTGGTAAGTTATTGCAATTTTATTTGTTTCTAAAAATGTCACAAGTGTTGAATTGTTAATCTCTATTGCACCACCTACTTGCACAATAAATGCGATGTATGATCCGTTTCTATAAGCAAGAATTCTATTACTTGTTGAGTTACCCAAATTAACTTCTACAAATGTAAAATTACTGTCTTCTGTCAAATCAAATTCTGAATATAAAGTGCCTTGTGTTTGACCTATTAATGCAGATGCACTTGTTAATATGCCACTATCTGCGGTGCGAGTTACTGTGCTTCCGCTTGTTGGGATGATGGATGTAGAATAGCTGCCAACCTCTGCTTGTGCGTGTTGCAAATATATGAAATCCCCATTGCTTGTATTAACGCTTCCAACTGCATTTGCAATATAAACTTGAACAGACCCCGAACCACTTGCAACAGACATATTTAATCTATACCATTCATTACCCACACTTTCAATACTTGCACTTGTAACACTTGCTTGACTTCCAATAGAGCCTGATTCAAGATTATAATATACAACTCCGCTTCCTAATACAACCGCAACAAATTTTGAATTTCCGGCTTTAGCATAAATTGAAAAAGTATATGCACCACTTGAGAGAGAATTTGAATTTATTCTATCATTATTGCTTCCGTTACCCACTAATTTCCAAGCATCTGTTGAGTTAAAAATTCCGCTTTGATTTCCAATAATTGTCGCATTCGTTAGAACCCAAGTAGTGTTTAACTGATTAGATTGAAGTATATTATTCGTTCTCTGAGGTTCAAGTAATAAACTCGGACAACTTCCATCGCTATAATCCAAGCGAGGTACATCGTTTTCGATTACTTCTTTTACTGATACGTTGTCGATTGATAAAGTTGTTCCACTTGCTCCTCTTGCTTGAAGATAAAGAGTTGTATTTATGCTTGCAACTCCATAAAGACTAAATGTTCCATTAGATGAAACCTCTTGTGTTGTGCCACCCGCACCCAAAACAACAAGAATACCACCTTTCACGTAATTAGATATTGTAAATGTAACCTTATATTTTTTCCCAATTTCAACAACACTTGACTGTGTTATATTAGTTCCGTTAGGGGTTGAGGAATAATTTAAAGTTCCGTTTGATATAGTAACTCCGTTTGCGTTAACTCCGTTCCAATTACTGCTACTTGCAAAATCTCCATTGGTTACTAATTCCGTTGTGCTAACTACCGAAGCAGTCTCTATCAACCCCTCACTATTTACCCTCGTTCCGCTTGATGAACGTGAGAAAGTGAAGTCGCCATTTCCATTACTCGGAATTTGCGAATATAGTTTTGTTGATTTATACCCACTTGGTATCTGAACTAAACTTGCCTTGTCTAATAAACTCATATCGCATCTAAATTGTTAATTATATCTATCACACAATCAAGTGACTCTACCACTCCTCCATCAGCAATGACACGATCCTTGTAGTCGTTAGCAATTTTTGCTCCCGGACCTACGTCTCCACCCTGCCCTGTTAGTGCGTTTGATATGCCTATTAGAAGTCCTATCATTTACCAAAGAGCAATAATCTCAGATGCTGCTGTTCCTGTTGCAAAAACTTTTACAACCTGTACAGGAATAAATCCTACAGGTGCGTTTTTAAATGTAACGTCATCTCCACCTGATGTTGTGACCTTAAGGTCTCCTGCAACACCAACGTAAAGAACACATCCGTTGTTTACTCCTGCTCCTCCACCTACTGTTGGTATCTCAGCCGTGTCAGATGGCGTAACTGCTGCTGCTCTATATGCTTGTAATTTTTGATATGCCATAATTTATTCTTCTTCTTTTTCTTCTGCCGGGAATACATCTCTTATTGCATCCACGATTGCAGCTACGTCATCTAAACTATAACATCCTTTTTGAATTGCTAGGTTTAATGCCGTTACGATTGTTTGCTTACTTTCTTCCATTTTATTTAATTTAATTAGTTAGTGTTAATTTACCAAGGTAAAGGAGTGTCCTCAGGGCTAACAGGAGGTGTAATCTCGCTGTCAATCATTCCGCCAACTGATGCTTCTAAGTTTGAAACTCCGTCTTCTCCTAGTTCCTCTTTAACCCAACCTACAACCATTGCATCGGTTAAGTCTGCGTAAGGTGTAAAGCTCTCGCCCTGTACCACTTCAAATGAAGCTGTTCCACTCAATGAAGCTGTGTAGGTCTCGCCTCCACTTTCTTCTGTTCCTACCACTTCGTAGATTGAATCTACAACGTAATCTGTTTCTTTGTCTGTATCTATAGTGTATAGATTGGTGACTGTCCAAGTATAATTTTTCATTTTACAAATATAATATTTTTTATGCTGCTACTATTGGTATTTTATAATTCACTCCGTTTATTTTAACAGTCCACGTTTTGTCTACCGTTACTGTTTCAGTAGTTATTGTTCCTGCGTTAACACTAGCACTACCTACAACAAATTGATTGTTTGCTGTTGCTGTTGCTGCCCTACCTAAAATAACACTACCACTAAAGTTACCACTAGCCGCTTCCATACCAACTGCTGTATTACTAATACCGCTAGTATTATCAGATATAGCTTTATAACCTATTCCTGTATTATTAGAACCTGTATTATCTTTTAATGATTGCCAACCTATTGCTGTAGAATTTGAACCTGTAGCGTTAGAATACAATGCTAATTGCCCCATTGCAACGTTATTATTTCCTGTTGAATTATAAAACATTGCTTGATGACCACTTGCTGCATTATTAGAACCTGTGGTGTTATTTGCTAACGCTTGATAACCTACTGATGTAAGATTTGCACCTGTTGTATTACTTAATAAATTTTCACGTCCTATAGATACATTACTTGTACCTGTAGTATTAGTAACTAATGCCTGTGAACCAATTGCAGTATTACTACTCGCTGTTGTATTTGATTTTAATGCTTGATAACCTATTGCAGTATTATTATAACCTGTTGTGTTAGCATAAAGGGCTTGATAACCGACTGCTGCGTGACTACTACCTATAGTGTTAAGTTCTAATGCTTGATTTCCAACTGCTGTATTAGCGTTTGCGGTGGTGTTATTGTATAATGCCGCATAACCAAATGCTGAATTATTACCACCTGTAGTATTTAAATATAATGCCTGTCTACCAACTGCTGTATTTGTACCTCCTGTAAGGTTATTACTTAATGCTAAATAACCTACTGCTACGTTATTTGCACCTGTAGTGTTATATCTTAAAGAATCATAACCAAATGCTGAATTATTAGCACCTGTGGTATTTTGACGCATCGCATTAGAACCACTTGCAGTATTGTTAGAAGCTGTGGTATTTTGACGCAATGCTTGATAACCAATTGCGGTATTTAAAACCCCTGTTGAATTTGAAAATAATGCTTCACTTCCAATTGATACGTTATTAATACCTGTAGTATTACTAAATAATGCTCTATTACCGAATGAGGAATTATTATTTCCTGTAGTATTTAAATATAATGCCTGTCGACCTACTGCTGTATTTGTCCCACCTGTGGTATTAGCGAATAATGCTTGATAACCACTTGCGACATTATTAGAACCTGTTTGATTGCCCCTTAATGCCTGTAAACCTACTGCAACATTATTAGTACCTGTTGTGTTACCACGTAATGATTCATAACCATAAGCTGCATTAGATGAACCTGAAATGTTAAAAACCATTGATTGATAACCACTTGCAACATTATTAGAACCTGTGGAATTAGTATATAATGCTGAAATTCCTACTGCTGTATTATTAGAACCTGTAGTGTTTGTACTTAATGCTTCACTTCCAAATGCTGAATTGCCACTTGCTGTTGTATTACTTTTTAATGCATCTCTACCAATTGCTGTATTACTAGAACCTGTTGTGTTAGCCCTTAATGCGTGATAACCACTTGCGACATTGCTAACTCCTGTGGTATTAAATAATAATGTTTGATAACCATTAGCAGTATTGTTAGCTCCTGTGGTATTTGAATTTAATGATTGATACCCCGATGCTGTATTATTACTACCTGTTGTGTTTAAAAGTAAAGCTCTTTGACCTATTGCAGTATTAAAACTACCTGTTGTATTAGTAAGTAATGCCCTAGAACCCATTGCTGTGTTTTGACCACCTGTTGTATTACTTATTAACGCATCATTACCAAATGCAGCGTTAGTTATTACACTTCCTGCTCCTGTATTCCATACAGATGTTCCGTTGTCGTTTAGTAAGCTGTCTGCAATTGTATGTGCACCTGTAGCAGTATTGTTAATAAACTTAGCGACCTTATTAGCTGTACCTGTCCCTGATATATTATCAGCAGGAACACCGCCAACAGTATCTGCAATGTCTTGCATTGTAAAATACTCTGCTCTTGCATTTGTTGAAGATGAGCCTTTATCTACTATGGTGACACCTGTTGTGTCTCCTCTAAACTGTGTATTACTTGGTATAATAGCCATAATTTTTTTTATTTATCGTAAGGGAATATTCTATTTAGTGTATCTTTTCTTTCAGCACATCCACAAGACTTACCTGTGGCTTTAGCTACTGTATCTACAACTTTTTTTATTCCGGTTGCTTTTGTAATTTTTTCTACTGTATCTCCTAATCCTTTTGATTTCATTTGCATTTACATTCTTTATTTGGACACTTAGTCACGTCAAACATAAGACTCAACATAGTAGCATTCCATTTACATTGGAACTTGCACCACTCGTGCTGAATCCACATACCTGCTTTTATTAATAGTTTTCCCATTGTTGCAAATATACTAATATTTTCCTCGTCTATTTTTTGGTGAGCTCTTAGTTGAACCTCCTTTTCCTGCCCATAATTTCTTACAAGACCAATAACGTGCACTTAACTTGTTTGTTGCTGTACCACACTTGTGACGAGCCTTAAATGACTTGCGTGCAGCAGCAGAATAGTTGTGACCATATCCCTTAGCACCAAAGTGAATTAACTTCTCCTTGCCACCGGCACAAGCCTTAACCATTTTTTTCTTACCTGCTCTATCGGATCTCATTACCCGATTACATTTCATTTTACTTTTCGTTGCCATAGTTATGTTGATTTAGCTTGTATTACTATCCATTCAGTACCATCAGACCAAACTGCACATCCGTTATATGCTTTGTTAATTTCATATGAAGCACCTCCATCTATTGTTTCACCCGAAGGTGCAGCAATCGCTATTTTATTACTTGCAGTAACTGTACTGTTGTTTACAAAACGAATTGTTCTATAGGGAATCGCAGTTGCACTTGGAAGAGTAATAGTATACGTTCCTGAACCACCTGTCCAATCAAAATCAACTACGTTAACCATTTGAGTAAGTGTTGATGCTCCTCCTGCTGAAGCGTTAATAAATAATACAGGCTCAAGTTTTGTAATTGACTCTGTGCAAGACTGACACAACTCATCAATGGTGTACGCATCTCTCATTGCGTTAGACTGTGCAGAGCCTTTGTTCTCTGTTTCTACTCCCGATGCTACTCCGTGAAATTTTGTCCCTGATGGTATTGGCATATCAATAATTAAATAAAGTGTTATTAGAACTGTTATTAGTTTTCTTAGTTTTTTTAGGTTTAATTTTTTTTACGTCCTTGCCTTTAGTAACTTTTCTTTTAATTAATTTATCAGGGGTAGTAGAGCCTGAGTGTCCATACCCCACATAGGTATCTACCTTCTTACGCTTTACCCCTTCATCATCTATAAAAACTTGCTTTTCTCTTCTTATTGGACCGAAGCGTGTTGATATTGATTTATATCCCGGACTAACAATTTCATTTATAGGGTCAAATCCTTTTGACACCTTTCTAGAAATTATGTTTTTCCTTCTTGCTTTCTTAAATGGGTTTTTCATCGCTTTGTAAATTTTTTAGTTACTCTTCCTGCTTTAGTGTTAGCCACGACAGTTTTACCTTTCCTCCCTGCTCTCTTTTTCTTACGAGCAGTCTTTGCTCTTTCAGACTTAGTCATTGACTTAGCCTTAGCAAGTGGCAGACAGCGGTCAGGGTTCTTCTTATCCTTGCTTGTACCACAAGCACCCTTTATTGACCCATCTGTTCCGATGCGTACCCACTTCTCGTCTCTCCACTTCTTTAACTCACCCATTAGTAAGACTTCTTCTCACTTCCGTAGTATGGGTTGTTCTTTAAACTCCCTCCTGTCATTTTTGCGAAAGCTGATGCTTTTGCTTTACCTGTTGCACTATAAGGGAATTTTCTTGTTTTCATCTTGCCCGATGTAGAGCACTTATATTTTACTGTTGGCATAATATTACTTTTTACTTTTTTTTGCGTAGTTAGGATCTTTACAATATTTACTCGCAGCCATATTCGCATATGCTGAAGGATAGGTATCAAAGGTTCGCTTTGCCCAAGCTATACCTGCTGAACATATCTTATTACTTTTCTTTTTAGTTCTTCCTGCCATTACTTTACTTTATTATAAACCTGTAAAGCTATTGGCGTAAAAAGTTTTTGAGCCAAAGAACTAGTTGGTTCATTTGTATTAATTTTGTCTTTGTGTGTTGGTGCTAATGGGAATCCCAAGTTTCTTTTGTAATTATTCATCTTCCTTGTCCTTTATATATTTTTTTATAATTCTTGGAGCTTTTTAATTTTGAGCTTTTAGATTTAGCGTGCACTCCTTTACGCTTAATCTTCTGTTTTTTACTATATGAAGTTAATGTTATTGCCATTATTGTTTTCTTTTATTGACGATTCTTCCTATACCTGATCTTATTAATTTAGGTATATCTCCTAATCCTCTTAACCCTTTTACTTTAGTAGGAGCTACCCTGCCTTTTGTGTTTCTAGGATTTGAAACATTAGGAAGTTTTATTTTATCAATATCTTTGTCTTTCATCCCGATGTCATCGTATTTCTTTTTTACTTTAGCGTAATTTGCTACTAAGACATCTCCGGGCTTAACAACTTTATG